GGACATATATATGACATTAATAATTCAAACGGAAGCAATGGCGAAGTATTAACCAGGACAACATCAGGAATTGACTGGCAATCTCCAACTGCTTCCGCTCCTTCTGTAATTACACCGGCACAAATAACAGTTGATCAAACTGATTATAATCCTACCGGTTTCGATGGTGCGAACATTGTAAGGCTGTCAGGTGATAGCGGATTTAGAGCAATTCAATCAATGGCAGCACAAACAGATGGTGAAGAAAAAACATTTGTAAATGTTGGTTCATATCCTTTGTATTTTCCTCCTGAACATTCAACAGGTACAGCATCACAAAGAATAACTTATTACGAGGACATAATTTTAATGCCAAAGAAAAGCGTTAAAATGATGTATGATGGAACCACATCAAGATGGATTCCTACAACTGATTATGATGTAAAAGGATGTTCTAAGGTTGTAGATTATCAAATGAATGCTGGAAGTATTACAAACGGTGATCTTGATTTTTGGAGTCCTTCTATTTCTGGAACTGCTGCTGCATTTTCAGTAGGTGCTGCAACAAGTACCTATCCTTATGCCTATGTAAATGGGGCTACCGGTTCCACTTCATCAGGTTACGCGGTTGCTACAATGGCAAAGACATCAGCAACTTCATATCAGGCTTTAGGTTATATATCAAGCGCACACATTTCAATTTCAGCAGATGTTATTATACCAGCATTATCAGATGGAACTGATTCTTTTGAGGTGTTTATGACAATGTCATCGACGCCAACAACTCCGTTCACCAATAATGGATTTGGAATTGTTTATTCACATGGAAGTTTTGGAGGTAATTGGACAGGATACACAAGAGATGGGACAACAACCAATAAACAAGACTTGGGTGTTGCCGTTGCAGCTAATACAGTTTATCATTTAAGGGCTGAAATAGATAAATCAAGAACCGAAGTAAGATTTTACATAAACGGTGCTATGGTTGGAAGGAGCGCAGGGAATATCCCTGCTGCCAATGCTGTTGCGTCGGGTGTCGGAATACGTAAAGGCGTTGGAGCAACTGCAAAAAATGTTTATATATCTCAAATTAATGTTAGAAATATAGTTCCTTAATGCTGTTTACAGAAGAAATAAAAACAAAGTTATTAGAATTAATATCAGCCTTTGACAAAAGGGCGCAGTTTGTAATTCTTATTTTATTGGCTACGTCTATTTTGATTCCTGTTTATGGATTCAAGTATTTTAACGATCAATTAGAGCAATGCAAACAGGAACTAAAAAATAATACCATTGCTTGTGAGTTACGGACTAAAATACTTTCTGATAAAGTAGAAGAGAAGGACAAGGAAATTAATGAGATTTTAAAATACTACTCACAAAAATTCGAGAATATGTATAACGATGTAAACCGATCTATTAACCAAATAAAGAAAGACAAATGATAGCGGAGTTCTTCTTATCTGCAAAAGTAAAGGCAATTTTAGGCATCCTTTTAGTTTACTGTATTGTAATTGAAGCAGACAAAAGTTTACATAAAATGGAATCAAAAAAAGATGTTCCAAAAATTGAAGCCGATACGCTGTTAACCAAAAAAGATTCATTGAAATTCAATCTCGACAAGACAATAGAAAAGGCTGAAAAGGCCACAAAACAATTACATAAAGTTTGTAAAAAATCATAGATGTACGGAATTACAGCAAGTGAATTAAAAAGTATTAAAGGCTCAAAGGTCATTCCCCATAAGGATGGGTATATTTATTGGCATATCAGAGAGGATAAAATGACTGCTGACTTTGATAAGTACAAAGTGATTTTAGCAATTGAAAACGGTTTTAAGATTTTAGAAAAATACTTTTACCCTATTCAGTTTAAAAGCACCGGCAACATTGCGGAGGCACCAATTGTATTAGGGTTTTATAAGGCCGGGGACAAGGATTTGCCACAGCCTTTTGGTGCTTCAACTCTTGCCTATTCGTATGCCAATTACGATAACTTTAAAAGTGCCGGGGATATATTCTTTAATGATGCGTATCGTTGGGCTGAAATGGATAAGCCGAACCAAGAAATCAATTTGTCAAAGGTATTTGTCCATGAGTGTTTACATAGTTTAGGATTCGATCATTCAGACATTGAAACCGATGTAATGTTTTGGCAATATCAGAACAACGATCAAATTAACTTTTCAAACGATACTATTTTAAGCATCAAGGAAAGATACAAGGATGAAATGGCTCGCGTTCCGGGTCAAGCTGGACGGTTCGATATTGCAGAAGCTAAAGAATTTTGTAAACAAATAATTCAAGTTAAAGAGAATAAATTGATTTTGGGCGGTCAGGTATTTGTAAATTTGTGCAGATATTTTAATTTGTCAATAGATAGAAAGGTAAATTCACTTGCAGAGATCAGGGACATTTTAATAAAATACCTATATGCTTGATTGTTTTAATTTACCATTGATCGGTGTTACTGGAAATTGTGGCTATACAGGTTCAAGCGGATTGAACTTAGAGCAAATAGGCATATCGCTTCGTAAACTTGCTAACGCTGCTGATGATGATGTTTCAGGAGCCGAAATGTTAAAGAAGCTGGAAGTATCAGCAATTCACAACGTAATCAAAGACCTGAAATTAGAACTTGCCAAAGAATTTGCATTTAGCCCTGTGTTTGACGTTGTAACTAAAACATGGTCAGGCTCAAAGGATATTTGCAAAACTTATAATCGTGATACACCGATATGCCTTGAAGTAGTAAATTCATGCAGGGATAATTTTAGATCAAACCGTTTGGATTGGATTGAATTATATGTGGATAAGGATTTCACCGTTGAATCAGTCATTCAGGATGGCGAAAAGCAAACTACAAAGGTACTTTCATTTGTTGCCGGCCTAAATCGTAAAAATATCGATTATACTTTTGAAAGTTCGGAAGGTGAATTTTGGATGCGACTTTGCAATGGCGCAATTGCCTACGAAAATCCGGGCTGTGGATGCACAAAGGATGGCTATTGTGGTGGTAATAAATGTGCAAAAGTTTATTCCATTGAAATGGTTGAAGGGCAACCATGCGAATATGAAGAACCAACAGAGGAATTTTTAGAGGAAAATGGCTTTGAGTCAGAAGAAGAATATTTACTTTCATTAGGCTATCAAGATACTTTATCAAACGGAGCCAAATTCATTGAGCCTGTTTGTCAGGCTGCAGACTTTAATTTGTTTGGTTATCAGGTAACATGCCTATGTTCTTACGATTGGCTGTTTTGTGAATTTCAAAAAGAAATAGCAGGGGCGGTTCTTTTGGATATTGGAATCCAGGTTTACGAGCGTGTAAAATTTACAGGAAGATTCAATGAATGGGTCGATGCTGCCAAAGAGCAAGCGGATTACTACATAAACAAATGGCGTGGCTTAAACCCAATAACAGGACAAAAGGAAGGAGAATACAAAACAGAAATTAATTTGATTGCCGACGCAATGAAGCAGTATATACGTAAAAGTGGTACGGCCTGTTTAAGTTGCAAGCCTTCAATGATTACTTTAACATCAATACCTTAGATATGTGTTGCGGTGGAAGCAAAAATACAAGTTCAAATTATTTGGTAAAAGGAAAAACCAGAGAAGAAAGATTAAAGGAATTGGCTGCAAGGCATCAAGCTAATCCAATTTCTTTAAACCACAATGTAAAAATGATCGATGAAAACGACGCTAAAGCAGTTAACAAAAAAGTTAGACCAGTTAGCTGATTGTATCTTGCAAGAAAAGAGCCGTACAGAAGTGGAGGCTTTGGAAACTGCAAAGAGTTTGTTGATTAAAAGAGTTTTCGGAGTTGGTGCAAGTGGTGGAGGTTTTAGTCAGGATGGTTCCGAACTTGGTGAGTATTCGCCTGCGTATTTACTAAAAAGAAAAAATTCTAAATATAAATACACGAACATTCAAAAGAATCTGTATTTCGATGGCAACCTTAGAAACTCAATACAAGTAGGAATAAATAATTCTAAAAAAGTTTTAGGATTTACCGACTTAGACCTTGCTGAAATTGCACGTTTTCAAGAAGAAAGCCCGATTCAAGTAGGTGAAAAGATATTCGCATTAAACGCAGAGGAATTAGGAATTACGATTGACGTTATGAACAACGGAGTTAAAAGAGCCTTAAAAGAATGTTTCAACACAGCTTAAATAACATAGATAACTTTTTTTGCGAGTTTACAAACTTCAAAAAATTACCAAACAACGGTTTCGATGATCGACACGTTGATAACGGTTATTTTATACAAGAAACGGATGGTATTGCAAACTTTAGCCAATTTCAAGGAAATAAAAGGCTGTTAGCAACTAAGCGATTCGACATTTACATACAATACCGAAAAGACTTAAACGATCATTTAATTGCAGGGCTTCTTCATTTGTTTGAGTGTTCCGGGGAATTGATTGTGAGCCTAAATACTGACAGCGTGGCCGTTTATCAGGAAACAAACGCTGCCAATTTACAGGAAAATGGTTTTTCATTTGCAAAAATAACTGTCGAATTAAAAGATACTGTTTCACCAATAGAATGTTTTATATGTTGATCTTAGCTTGTATAATAATTGCTTTTGTGAGTGCCTGGGGTGCTGTTGCGTTCGTTGATATGACTTCGTACTATTCAATTTTAGGAAAGTTAAAATACAGGATTATAAAACCGTATTTTGATTATGAAGAAAATGAAGTTGCAAATTCAATAATTAATGACCATAATTTGCCGGCATGGGAAATAAGCGACAAGATCAATCAAGATGTATATTGGTATGCTGCAAAGCGTTATAAGTTGATTTATTTATCCATGTGTCCGTATTGTTTGGCCACATGGTTTTATTTTATTGGATTAATTTTTACGTATCTTTTTTTGATTGAATTTTCATTGATACTTTTTCCAATTTATATTATTATCGGAATGAGTTTTATATGGTTTTTTCTTAATTTTGTCAACAAATAACACAATATAAAAAATGGCTTGTCCATGTACTTGTAATTGCAAAGTTTTTGATTTAGGCGTTTACGATTGTTCGGAATGTTTGGAGCTTCCATTAGAGGCCGTTCAAGATGGAAAACATAATTTAGTTGTGGAATGGCGTGATAAAGTCTGGTATTTGCCAGGGGTATTTGTGAAGGGTGAAATTTTAAAGTTCCCTAATATTTTCAATGAGGATTCAACTTTAAACTTTCAGATCATTCAACCGGACAAAACTCCATTAGAGTATAAATACGTATGTAACGACGTGGTTACAGATACATTTTTTAATTTTTCATTATCAATAAAACAGGTTCTGATTTACGAAGAGCAAACAACAACAGCGCAGGAAGTATGCGGAAACGAATTAGACGAGGAAGGAAGTAAAATATTAATTTGTAAAACTTTTGAATAAAAAAATATGGCTGTTAATACATGCGCTGCTTTAGCCAATACAACCGTTGAGATTCCCGATAATTGTGGGAAACTCACTAAAAATGGAATCCGCAATAACTGGATTATAGTTCGTAAACTCTTAGAATGGATTAAGGGCTTTTTGACGTTTTCAATTCCAGGTGATGCAAGAATCCATACTTATGTATTAAGCGGAGAAGAGTTCATTGATATTCCTTTTGTTGACACGGTTTCAACTAAGACTTTTATTTTTCCTACTGACTCCATGCAGTATGCTTTTTTTACGTTGACCTGGAATGGCCAAACAATTGAAGGAGGCACAATGACCGGAGGCATGAACCCATTCACATACAACATTCAATGGGAAGGTGAAAACTTTGACGCAACATATTATAGAATTTATTTTTACGATGAGAATGGCGCACCCAAAGCAATGGGAACTGAAGAAGCACCATGCACCGTATCAGTTCGCTTTAATCCAAATTTATTAATCGGTTCTAACTTCTGTACTACCAACGGAAGCGATAACGCAAATACCTCAACTCCATGCGGATGTTAAAATATATATTATTTTCAATTGTCGCATTATTAGTGACAGTTCAAACCGGATTTACTCAATGGGAAAACGACCCAAAGGGAATAGGCTACCAACAGCTTTACGGTTGTAGAGATACAACAGGCGTAAGGCTTGATTCAATGTTTAGAATGACTGATACCACAGGCAAATTAAATATTTGTTTGTCTATTGGTGATCTGATCGATATAATTAATAATTATGGCGGTGATGGTGGAGGCGGTGGCGAAGGTTCAAACTTTGGATGCGATAGCGTTGAAATCTGTCTTGAAGATGGTTTACTTTGCGATATTTTAAAAGGATTCCCGACAGGAAACTATACAAGCGGAAACCGTTTATTTGGGGTGGATAACGGTGGCATGTGTAAACGACTGGATATAATGAATATTACAGGCGTTGGAGATACGTGCCGGGTTGTAAATAATTCATCAGGTAGTTACACACATACTAACGAAAACGGCACACAAAAGGAATTTGGGTATCATTTGGTTTGTAAAAATGATTCAACTTTAGTTCTGACTGATTGGGATGGAACTCATATTGATTCATGTACTTTGTCGTTTACCGGTGGGGGTAGTGGTGATTTAGATTGTGATTCTGTCAAGGCTTGCGTTTCTGAATTTCTATGCGATTCGGTAAAGGCCTGTTTAGAACGTGGCGCACTTTGTGAAACGCTATCAGGATTGGACGAAGCAGACACGGAGGAAGGCGATAAATACGTAACAATTAAAGATGGTCAATGCGTTTTAACAGATTCAATTCATATTGACATTTGCGGAATACTTCAAGAAATCCAAGAGGAAAGCGACTTAGCAGAGGATGATATTGCATTTATTTTGCGTGGTGAAAACTGCTTTAAAGTTCCGATCTCTACAAGGTCAACAGATTGCATAAATGTTGAGATAGACGCAGGCGATATTATTGCAACGCCTAATATTTCAGCAGACCCAGGCAACACGATTGAGTGTAGGGATGATGGTTTCTATGCGGCTGCTGAACTTGATTTTAATTGTGATTCTTTAAAAGAAATGTTTCCTTCCGGAACTTATGATTCAAATGACCATATTTTATCTTTTGATGGAACGACAGACGAGTGCGAATGGATAACAATTCCACAACGAGGTAGAATTAATTGCGATACCATTAGAAGCGTATTTAATCAAATTGGAACGTCTGCCGATACAATTCTTGGCTTTAGCGATGGCAATTGCGTAAGGGTTTCGGTTGACGATTTAGCATGTCCTCAAAATCTTAACGAATGGGATGGTGATTGTTCCCCGGCTTGGTTATTGGTTCAATGCTTTGTGCCGGGTCAAGGATGGCAATGTCAAAGAATGCCATGTACTGAATTTGCTAATTGGTACGAAGATGGCGCATGCAATGGACAAACTTTAAAAAGCCCTTTTACGCCTTTAGAACTTCGTAATTTAAAAGAAGAAATAAAATACGGTATTTTAGAAGAAATCAAATCAGATAACATCCAACCTTCTGCGATGACAAGTTCATTTTCAACGGTTGATTATCCGACAGTTGATAACATTGGAATAAGAACTTTTAAATCAAAAAGGCAAGCTGAAATTTCAGAAATTCCAATTGGAGGAATTTACTATATAGCAGGAAAGGGAAATATGTACGTTAAAACAAGGCAGCGTAAATGATCGTTTACGCGCTATTAACGGTTGCAGTATTTTATATTATTTGTTTATTGATTTTAGGTAACGAAAACAAAGCATCGGAAGAATAGGATTTAATTATTAATTAAAACTATTTTTTATATGCAAAAATTTATTGACATTATCAAGTGGGTTGTTAAACTTCCAGTATTTTGGATGCCAGCATCCTGGAAGGGTTACAGAAGAACAATAATTACCGCACTTTTGGCCTTGTGCGTATTCTTGCAAGGATTAGACCTTGTAAACATTGCGGATGGTTTATGCTCCGCTTATTCAGCAATTTTCGGAGGTGAATGCAATTTAAAAACTCTTGCACTTTCAATTATGACTTATACAGGCCTTTTGTATGAGGCGTTGAAAAACGAAAGCGACTCATCATTATTTACAATTTTTAAACGATCTGAACAATGAAAGATATAATTTGGATTATAGTTTTATTTGTGTTTTTTATTGGATGCGCTCCACAGCTGATAGAAGTAGAGCCACAGTTAAACTGCGCATTTGATGTCGATGGAATTAGTGATACGTCAATTGTAATAGGACAAAATACAATTTCTTATTCAGGCAGTATTTTAACTTCAACGATCAATGGTGTTACTGATACAGCTTTAATCATTGCCCTTGGCATGGATAATGATGTTCCGTTAACAAATGGATTGGTTTCATTTAGTGGTAATTTAGCTGTATTTAAATCAACAGACCTCACATCATCTTTGATTTTAGATTCTGATTGCGATGGGATTACAGATGATCTGGATTTATGCCCCGGAATCAATGATAATATTGATATGAACGGTGATAATTTACCTGACTGTAAATATCCTCCTGGTTACGCAAATGTAATTTCACAATGGAAATGCGGTTCGCCTTCATTACAAAAAGTATTTGTTTGTACCAAAACACCAAGCGGAGGATTTAAAACGGTTTGCACTTATTATAGTGCAGTTCAAATGCACATTAATAACGGTGGATTTTTGGGAGTTTGCGGAAGTGCAAGTTGTAATTAATTAATTATTTAAACAAAAATTTATCATGAGAAATTTTATTTTATTATTTGCTTTTATGTTTTCGTTCGTTATGGGGTATTCGCAGACTTCAAAGACGTACGAATACAATGAACTTGACACGCTGACAAATGCTGATACGTTGGTATTTACAACAATGGAGTTCACAGCACCATTTTATTATCAGTACAACATCCAACAGGATAGTTTGTCTGGTGCAACTGCTGGAACCATTACTTTTGAATATCAAACAAAGAACGGTTCAACATGGCATCCGCTATATACTTCAATTTATACGGATGGCACGGCTGCAACTGCTTACACAGCAACGATTAACGCAGTACAGCGAAAGTTCTTTTTGGAAGGGTCTTTGTTGTCCGGAAAGATCAGGGCTACTTACATAACTTCTGGAACGCAGTCAACGAAAATAACTGCTGATGTGGATGTAATGCGAAAGTATAATTAATAATTTAGTTGAGGGCTGCAACAAACAGCCCTCAATTTTTTAAACGTAAATATGCCAGAAGTTTTAGACATTTCTTTAATTACCTATTTAGGTGATAAACGATACCCTCGCGGTATGCGTAATAATAATCCAGGCAATATCCGGTACAACAAAAACATAAACTGGAAAGGAAAGATCAGCAAAGAAAAATCAACAGATAGAAGTTTTGAGCAATTTGAAAAATACTGGCTTGGTGTTCGGGCATTGATTATTATTTTAAATTCGTATTATTTTAAGCATCAGTTAAAGACGATTGAAAAAATGATAAACCGGTTTGCGCCTCCGGTTGAAAATGAAACAGAAAGTTACGTATCAAAAGTTTGCAAAGAAACAGGATTTAAAGCACGCGATCAATTTATTTGGAATAGGCAAAATGTAAATTTATTAGTCCGCGCAATTGCAAGGCATGAAAATGGGCGCGACCCTTTAATCTCAGAAAATATGTTTGCGCTCGCATGGCTTGATTTAAACCCATAAACCGAATGAATGCCAAAAAAAGAAGTTCCAGTAAAAGGATTCACAAAGGTAAATATAGCAAGACAGTATCGGGATAAATTCGGGGCAACAATGCCAACCTTGACCCTTGCCCGAATAATGTATAAAGAAAATGATTTAGCATTTAAAAATGTTGAAGATGCAAGGTCAGTATTAAGAGGAATAGAAGGGAAGAATAATTACGGTTGCGTGGTAACACATCCAGCACCGGAACGACCAAGAAATCCTTACAAACTACCAGAATCAGACGAGCGCGAATGGTTGCCTTATATTTTAACCGGCTTTAAAAAAGTAGGCATCCTTTCTGACATCCATGTACCTTATCATTCAATTACAGCAATAACAGCAGCTTTAGATCATTTTGTTAAAATTGGGATTGATTGCCTTTTATTGGATGGGGATTTAATTGATTTTTACGGACTATCGAAGTACGAGAAAGACCCCAAAAAAAGATCGGTTCCAGATGAAATTGATAAGTTGGGAGAACTTCTTAACCAGCTTGGGAATATTTTAAAATGTAAATTACTTTACAAGTTAGGAAACCACGATGAGCGTTACGACAATTTCATCATGCGGAAGGCTCCTGAATTATACGGGCTGCCTGATATAAAATTTGAAACCCTAATTAATAACCGTGTCGAAGGGATTGAATTTATTGGGGATAAAAGAATCATTCAAGCCAACGCGCTTGATATAATTCATGGCCATGAGTTCGTGCAGGGTATCTTTTCACCGGTAAACGTTGCCAGGGGTTTAAGTTTAAGAGCCAAGACAAACGCAGTACAAGGCCATAATCATCAAACAAGCGAACACAGCGAACCAAATTTGAGGGGCGAAATAAAAACAACCTGGTCTTTGGGCTGCAATTGTGAACTTCATCCAGAGTATATGCCTATAAATAAATGGAATCATGGATATGCGACCTTAGAACTGGATTCCAATGGCATAGATTTTTCTTTTAAAAATTATAGAGTCAAAAACGGAAAAACCCTTTAATCCGATATTCCCAATTATCGGCAAAAAGTAAAGGCATAGTATTACTTTTTATATCCAATTTGCAAGGTTTAAACTGACTTTTGGGATATGATTTTAATATTGTTACAGGCATACCATTTGATTATCAGCACATTAATATATTATAATAATAAATATATCAAAAATACTATTTATTTGGTATTGTGTTATGGTTTAAATGCCATATATTTGTATTTTTAATCAAAAGAAATGGAAAAAGTAATTAGAGATGGAAAGGTTGCTGTACTTATATCAGAGGGAGCTGGTGTAGGCTGGTATTCATGGAACGCAAGTCGTCAGGAACTTTTATTTCACCCTAAATTAGTTGAAATGGTTGAACAAAACAGAAACAATGAAATTACTGAGGAATGGGTAAAAGAGATTTTAGGAATTGAAGATGTATATTGTGGTGGTGCTTCTGGTTTGGGGATTCATTGGCTACCTGTCGGAACGGCCTTTCATATTGAAGAATACGATGGATCAGAAATTTTGCGAACTATTGATGATTTGTGTATTGTGGCTTAACGTTGCCAGTAACCACTCATCGCATATACAACCAACCCAATGACTAAAATAAAAACAGCCAGGCTTCTTCTGTTAAAATTCATATCCGAACGAATGTCAGAAACCGGAGTGAGTCAGCTTAAACTATCAGAATTAACCGGAATAAATCAGGCTAATTTAAGTAAAATTTTAAGCGGTAAAAACACACCAACATTAGACACGTTTATTAAATTGTGTCAAGCATTGGAGATCAGAATATTTTTAGAATCCAAAACCGAAGATAAAGAAGCCAATGAAGCAAGGGTATTTTTAAATGAGATTCTGGAAGGAAGGAAAGGGAAGGAATAACGTATCGGGGCTTTGCGAAGGCAGGGCAATAGAATTACAAAACTTTAAATTTAGTACAATATGTCAAACAAAGTAACAAACCCCGCATCTTGCCAAACTGCTGTTAGTGGCAGTTGGTTTGATTTTTACGGTTCAAAAACATCTAACCGAAACATTGTATATCCGAAAATAGATGAAAAAGTAGAATTTGAAACAACCAATGGGTTAATATTAAAAGGCGAATTTGCTAACAAACATTCTGTCGGTGTTTTTTGGGCAATGAATTGGGGATATTTTTATGATGAGCAAGTCGTTCGGTGGCGTTCTGCCAATTGCCACTAACGGACGACAATTTGAGCCGTTTTTTCAATGGCTTCAAATTGTATGTTCTATTTAGGTTTTTAAAATTATTTGAGCGATGGCGGAAAGAAAAATAAGGCAATGCCCACACTGTAAGGGAAGAACAGGGTTTAGAATACTGGTGTTCCTGGGTGGACACGAAGAAGTAACAATGAACTTTTATGGCAAAACAATACAACAAGATAGAGAGGGAACTGACACGGTTGAACGATACGCAAGTTGTGTGGATTGCGGAAAAACTATTAGTGCCGATAAACTTGACTTACGAAGCGTGTGATGGCAATTTTAAAAACTTGAATAGAACGTTTTCGGGCTTGGCGAAGTGCCGCTACTCGAAACTTAAATTTTAGCACTAACTGTCCTGCGGCATTTTGCCAAACCCGTGTTATGGGATAGTTTTAAAAACCTTTTAGGGTGGGCATTAATTTTAAAAACAAAAAATATGATACTGATTTTAATTGCAATGATTATCGGAATTGGAATAGCCATCTTCCAAACTTACAACGGATGGATGAATGATTTTATTGACTACATATTTTCATCATTTGGTGGAATTGTAGTTGGTGCTGGAATAGGTTTAATTGTGGCTATAATGCTTCCGATGGACACCTATGATAAACACTATTCATTGAATATTGAAACATTACAAGACAACAATAGTGTTAGCGGTAATTTCTTTTTGGGTTGCGGACAAATTGAAGGCAAAATGAAGTATGTTTTTTATTATGAAGAAAACGGACTTTATAGAATGATGCAACTTGATTATAATTTGGTTCAGATAAAATATTCAGATAGCAAACCAAAAGTAAATGTTACCGAAAATTATCCATCAGATGCGTTTATAAACAAATTTGCAATTGACTTGGATGCCTTTGATAAAACATACATTATTGAAGTTCCAAAAGGCACAATTAAAAACAATTACAATTTAGATGCACAATAGTTGTTTTTGGGTGCGGTGGGAAAAGGTTTTTAAAATTTCCCATAACGTTTTCGGGTTTGGCGAAGGTGGGGAAAAGAAAGCACCAAAGTTCAAATTTTGTACAAAAGTTCATAGAAAGTACAACTGTTCAGCCTAGTACTAAACCCCCACTTTTGCCAAACCCATGTTATCGGCTGTTTTTTCGGTCGGTTCGTCAAAATATCAAATTATTAAACAATTAAATAAATAGAAAATGAAAAAAATGATTATCGTAACAGTATGTTTAGTTATCGTATTTGTGCTTTGTGTACACTTTTTAACTTCGTCAATAACTACTGGCATTTCAAAAGAACAAGACAAATACAAAGTTAAAATCGGTCAAAAGTTTATTCTTGAAAAAGATACTTTAACTATTGTAGATTATTCATCAATTATGGAAACTTTCAAATTGTCTAATGGCAAAGAAGTAAGTTCATCATTAATTTTTAACAACTCAAATAAATAAAATGGAAAAGAAATTTGAAGTATTACCCCCAACAATGCCAAATTTTGTACGCTTTAAAAAAGAAGCTGGATTAAGACAAGATGGCTACAAAGTAGATGAAGGTTTTCCTATTAGTAACTTCACAAAAGAGGAAGCAGAAGAATATGGCGAACTTATGAAGCAAACATTCATTGCTCACTGGCAAAGTAGGGTGTCTGCAAAATAGCCTATAACGGACGAGGCTATGAGCAGTTGAGCGTAGCCTGTGCGATGGGAAGAATTGCTTATAGCCTGTGTTATGTTGGTGTGGTGGGCTTTTGAGCGAGGGGCAGTTAAATATTTTAAATTAAATTTTTGCGAGGGATTTTAAACTAAAAAATAAAAATATGATAACAATTAAATTTAGAACTTGGATTGAAAACAAAATGGTTTATTTACCAATGGCAGGACTTCAATATTATGACTTTGAGGGGAGCTATGCACTTTCTTTTGTTGTTGATGGCTATAAAGAATTTTGGGCGCACGAAAACTATAATAGTGATAGGATAAAAGAGCGTGTAAATAAAGCTGTGTTAATGGAATTTACAGGACGTGAAGATGCTGAAATAAACGGAACAGAAGTATGGGAAGGAGATATAATTGAAAACTGCGATACAAAGGAATTGCAAGTTGTTTACTGGAATGAAAACGAAGCGGCCTGGTATTGCAAATATATTAATGATGAAAAACGTATTGTATCACTTGCAGATTCACTTGGAAATTTGAACAAAGTAATTGGTAATGTTTACGAGAACTCTGAACTTTTAACTGTGCGTGGGGAAAATTTAATTTAAAATATTTAATTGTACATAACGGTTCGGGTATTGCTGTCAGGCGGCATAGCAGTAACTCCGAAATAGCAGAGAGTGTCCAGCCGCTTGCAGCAATACCTTGTTAGCGGTTAGTGCCGGGTAATTAAACGATTTAAAAAAATGTCAAAATGATAAAAGAAACAGATTTAAGAATTGGTAATGTTATTTATTATCAATCGTCAGAGGATGGGTTACTTCCTAATATAGTTGATTGGGAAGATTTGAAATGGTTATCTGAAAACCCTGATAGCTTTAATGAGACATTCAAACCTATACCAATTAGCTGGGTTACACTTTTAAAACTTGGATGGGATGAGTTTCAAGATGGTGGCGACCACATGATTTTGTCTAAAAATGTAGGGGAATGGGGTTTGTTTATAATTACTGCTGATGGTACTGGATTGCATTATGAACATAGGAACGCAAGCTGCGGAATTGATATAGAATATTACCACCAATTAGAAAATATATTCTATTTCACTACTGGTAAATATTTGGATAATCAGTTGGAAGAATTAGAGGTGTCAAAACTTGCAAATGAAATATTGTCTGATGGTTCAAATGAAAAAGACTTACCATTTTAGCAGACTGGTAGGCATTACCGCTAACGGTTTCGGGCTTTGCGTTCGTTGGGGATTTACAGCACTAAAGCTCATTTGAAAAACTAAATTTGATAATATGACAGAACTTGATTTGAAATACCACAGCCCCAATGACGCAAAACCCGTGTTATCGGCTGCTGCGGTTAATTTATCGAAAGCCAAAATCCGAGCAATAGTATTTGATAAGTGCGGTGGTAAGTGTGCTTATTGTGGAGTTGATTTGGTGAAAGGCTGGAATGTTGACCACATTAAACCACAAATATTTGGAGGTACAAACGATTTAGAAAACCTGAACCCAAGTTGTAAGTATTGCAACAATTACAAATGCCATACAGATTTGGAAGGTTACAGAAAACAACTCCACACAATGCTGAACGAAAAACTTGAATACCTTTTCAAAAGCAAAACGAAAATGCAAGTAGCTATGAATATGGGTTCAATTAAGCACACTTTGTGGGATGGGAAATTTTATTTTGAACGTGTCGGAAGCAGTTGCCGATAACGGTATCGGGCTTGGCGTTCGTTGGGGATTTCCAGCACTAAAGCCCAATAGTAGTACAAACTTTAATTTAAGCACAAATGATTGATAGTAGCAATAAAGCCCCAATGACGCAAAACCCGTGTTATAGGCAGTAGGGATTTTTAGCAGAATGTTTAATCGAAGCACTAAAGAAAAAAAAGAAAAAATGCGAAGCGAGGGAATAGAATTATACAATGACAAATTTGAAAACATACTGCCAAAAATAAAGTTTGATGTGATAATTACTGACCCACCTTATCCTAATTTTTTGGCTGATGAATATGTTTATTATGATGGAATTATTGAATGGATGAAAAAATATGAATGTAGGCAAATTGTTTTTTGGACTGACAAAGAACCATTTGTTTTAGATTACGGAGCAAAACATATTTGGCACAAGCAATGTGGAACGTATGCTACAACTGAAAGTATTTTTGAAATAAATTCCAAAAGTGAAAGCAAAACATACAGCTACCAAAAAATTAAAAACCAAATTGATGCACAAATGAATAGGGATATAAAAACAATACACCCTTCACAAAAACCAATAAGGCTTATAAATGAATTGATAAATGATTTTACAAGTGAAGGAGATATAGTTTTTGACCCTTTTATGGGGAGTGGCTCAATAGGCGTTTCTTGTGTAAGATATAAGCGAAAATATATTGGATGTGAAATTGATAACAGATATTTTGAAATAGCCAAAAAACGAATTGAAAATGAATTATCACAACCTAAATTGTTTTAAAGTGCGGTGGGGCATTTTTTCTTTTTTTTCTTCCACAAATGTTGAAACGAAGAACGTCTGCCCTATTGCCTATAACGTTTGGCGGTATGGGCAGTTGGGGGATTAAATGCTCCACCCTATCAATTTAGGAGTAACTTAATAAATAGCAGAAATGATGAATGACTTACAAAACCCCCAATTGCCTATGACCGCTTGTTATGCACAGGTTTTTTTAGGTGATTGTTTGGAACAACACGAAAATATTAAAAGTGGCTCAGTTGATTTAATATTGACTGATTTGCCTTATGGAAATATGAACACTGACGGAGGTCGTAAACTTGGAATAAATGGTTGGGATTTTGTTATCGAACCGAAACAAGTTTATGAAATTGCAAACCGAATTTTAAGAAAAAAAGGTAAAATGATTTTATTTAGCCAAGAACCTTACACAACGCAATTAATAAACGAATGTATTAACAATGTTTCTTTTAATTATAGGGCGATTTGGGAAAAGGATAATTTTGCTGTTGCTTTGGGTGCTAATAAAAATATGGTTAGTTACTTTGAAGATGTTTTAGTTTATTCAAAAACAGTAGAGGATAAAACAGAACACCCAATGCAAGAGTATTTTTTAAGTGAATATGTAAAATGTGGTAAGAGTGTAAAGGAAATATGCGAACACTTAGGAACTAAACATGCAAGCCATTTTTTCACAAAAGGATTACAATTTAGAGTGCCAAATGAAAGGTGTTTAAAAGTTTTACAAGATTTTACTGGTTGTTTTAATATAGAATTTAACAAAATAAAAGATGCTCAAGAAGAATTTTTGAATAATATCAGAACAAAATATCCAAGCACTTTTAACTTATGGGAAGGCAACAAATACAAAAGCAATATATTGAAATATAAAAAGGATTACAACGGCTACCACCCCACGCAAAAACCAATTTTATTGCTCGAAGATTTAATAAAAACTTTCAGCAACGAAAATGATTTGGTAGTGGATTTGACAATGGGAAGTGGAAGTACAGGTGTAGCTTGTCGAAATACAAAACGAAATTTTATCGGAATAGAGAAAGACGAGAACTATTTCAAAATAGCAGAACAGCGAATAAATGCACGGACGCTGTTTTCTTAAACTTGTGCATAACGGCGGTGCTTTACGCAGGTTGGGTTTCAAGGCTCAAATACTCAAACCACCACCGAAGATGATTAGAAAACAAATGTTCAAAATATGTACTTCTGCCCAACTTGCGTAAAACACTTTGTTATGCGTTCGCCTTATTTTTTAGCATTGATTTTCAATAAGTTAGAAACTATTTTAAAAATAAAAGAAAAATACTTTGAAAAAAGTTTGCAGTTATCAAAATATATTGTATATTTGTACAAGCAATTAAGCAAATAACAATTTTAAAAAATAAAAAAATGACAACAGTAACATTAAAATTCCCAGTAGGTTTATCAGTTGATTTAAGAGAAGCATTAAAGCCTATAAAAACAAGAATTGAGCATATACCTTGTGACCCTGAAATAACAGTTGAGTATATTGGTTGTGAAGATAATTGGAAAGATTTATTGAAAACTATTAGATACAGCGAAAGCATAAAGGTTATCAATGAAAACTAAAAAGCAAAAAGAAACGAGAGGGGGCAAACGCTCCTTCTCTGGTCGCAAAAAAGCAGATTATGTAACTAAAACTATTGCCTTTCGTGTCCGTGTGGAATTTGTCGAACCGATTAAAAAGATGGTCAAAGATTATGTTTCGGAGCGTCTTAAAGGTGACGCATAACTTGTTTATACCCGCTAAAAAATATCGCATTGCCTTTCTGTTTGGATGTATATGCGAAGTTTTATATCTTATTAGTAAATAATATGAAAAATCTAATATTAACCTTCATTAAAAAATTGATTTGCCTTTTATTCGGCCACAAATACAGGTATTCCGGTCGCAATGGGGATGAATACTGGGGTTCAAATTTAAGCACTTGTAAAAGGTGCGGTAAAGAAATTGATAGTCTTTTTGATTAAAATTAAACAAAAAAAAATTGATATGGAAACGAAACTTGGTAACAAGGTAATTCCCCTTCTCAAATTCCTTAGGTATAAGCATGGTTTCAAGTTTTAGTAACTCTTGGCTTTCGAGGCTATCCAGATACCCGGCCTGTGCCTCGATTGGCAAATATTCCGTTTCCATAAAATCTGAAAACGGGACTTGTTTTAATTCTGAAATACTTGAAATATCCGACTTATATGCTGTTATTGCTTCATTTGCTAAGTTACCACTTTGCAATAAAAAATTTTCATATTCAGGGTAAGATTCCTTGAATTTAGCCTCAAACTTGATATTTGATGGCAACGCACCCGTGAAAATACGATTAATATGGGTGACTGAGTAACCCAATTTCCTCGCTATTTCAGCTTGGCTGATATTATTCAACTCCGCAAATCTTTTTATATTAGGCAATTATATATTATTAAATATATTTATGTTATTAATACTATCAAAATAGTATTGCTATGTAAAGCAATATGTTGCTATATTTGTACTATAATTATCAACATAATAATGAAAACATTAATCGAAGAACAAGGCCTAATCTCTTTAGAAGAGGCCGCAAAATACCTGGGGGTTACTCCGAGAACATTTAGCGCAAACTACTCCAACAAGCTCAACGATGTTAAGCGAATTCTTGGAAGTAGATGCTATTTCCCAAAGGAAGCCCTTAAAAGGTTCTTGACCACCAATAACACCCAAAATTAAAAACAAGTTCCGTAATGGGCTTAAAATAAACACATTGCAAAAAGTTGTAATGTGATGTAGTTAGACTTTATAGACATTTTTCCATGAGATTAGCTTTAGAACAAAGCACTTCCGGCTCCAAGTGCCGGATTTTTTGAAACCAATTTAAAAATCAAAATATATGGCAACTATTAACGTAAACAAAAAATCAGAACTTAAAACATTCGCAAGTTTTTTAAATCCGATTCACAAAGAGATTCCGAGTGTTCTTAAAATCAAAATGACTCCTGTTAAAAAATCCCAAAGGGATGGGCTGCATGAATACGAAGGCTTCCAAATTAAAGAATACTTCTATTGTGTATTGTTTTCAGTCGAACGCATTGAAGATGATTTTGACATCGAAATAAAAGAAATTGCAAGAGCGCATTTGCTCCGCGACGATGAGTACAAGGTAATGGAAACAGTTGAACACGATCTATTCGTGAGAATCGAAAACATTTGTTATGATTATTTCGACCGCACCATGCCGGAAGATTTCTTTGACGATGATGATTCACCATCTTGCGATGATTCCAGGGATATTGATTATTAAAAAACAAAATAAACTATAATAAAATGGCAACAGAAACAAAGGCCGTAGTAAACGGTCAAACAAAAGAACAAAGTAAATTATCTTCATTCTTTGGAGATACTCAAACGCCAACATTCGCAAAAATCGGAATGTATGGTAGCGCTGGAACTGGCAAATCAAGGGGCGCTGTTGAAATTGCAATTGGTATGTTCAAAAAATATAATTTAAAAAAACCAATTGTATATTTTGACACAGAGAACGGAAGCGATTATTTGCGTGGATTCTTTGAAAAAGAAAACATTCCATTCTTTGTAAAAAAATCAAGGACATTCAAAGATTTAATGGAGGCCGTTTCAATAGCTGAAAAAGAAGCAAGCATATTGATTGTTGACTCAATTACTCACGTATGGAGAGAATTAACAGGGTCGTATTTAGCCCAATACAACAGAGAACGATTTAAAAAACTTTGCGATAAAACAGGCGAAGAACGTGCAAAGGAATTATTTAAACCCGCTATCCAATTAGAGTTTCAACATTGGAATGTTATCAAACCAAGATGGGCAAAATTTACCGATGCTTATCTAAATTCAAATATACACATGATTGTATGTGGAAGGGCTGGGGATATTTACGATTATCAAGAAAACGAAAACGGCAAAAAGGAATTAATTAAATCCGGTTCAAGAATGGCAACCGAAAAGGAGTTAAGTTATGAACCTTCTTTATTAATTGAGTTGCAGCGTAGAAATGTAAACGGTGAAGAACAACTGATTGCAATTGTTGAAAAAGATAGAAGCGACACTATCAATGGAAAAGAGTTTAATTTATTAAAGTTCAATGATGTTTTGCCTCACTTTGAATTTTTAAAAATAGGTAAGCAAAACAAAAACATTGATATGTATCAAAATGAGTCAGGTGGCTTATTTGAAGGGCAAACAATGAACCCAGAAGATGATTGGGCTATTGAAAAACGCAAGCGAGCTGAATTAACAGAAGAAATCAAAGGATTGCTATTTATGAAAATTCCTGGGATGGATCAGGATTCTAAAAAGAAAAGATTAGAGTTGTACGAAAAACACTTTGGAACTGTTTCTGAAACTAAGATTGAAAACACAAACAGCGAAACTTTGGCTAAGAATCTTGTAAAGTTAAGAGTTGAATTGCAATCAATTTAAAGACTTCGTTTAAAGCCTAATTACCAGAACCAAAATGAACTTACACTCAATTGAACACATACAACAAAGACTTGATTTTATTCAAGGAATTTTAGAGGCACATTACGATTCAGACGATGGGAATATCTTATCAACAAGGCTGCAAGAAGTTGGGGCGTATATGGCAGAAGCTGGAAAATTAAAAGCAGATAGCGAATTGTATTACGATAAGGCCGTTAATAAAGGAATTATTGAAATGCTTGAAAAGATGCCAGAATACACATCAGGAACTGTTCAAAATAAATTAGTTAAAAGCGTTGGGGCTAATTTAAAATACCTGGTTACATACGCTGATAGAGTTAATAGATCATGCACACATCAATTAGAAGTAATGAGAACGCAATTGAGTTACATTAAAAGTTTGCCAAGATGAGAACACAGTACGACCTATTCAATCAACCTGTTATCCCAGACTTTGAAGGTGCTGATTATAATTCATCCTTTGACAAAGTAAGATTAACAGGCCAATTGCTAAGAATCTTCAATCTTATGAAGGATGGGAACTGGAGATCATTGGATGAAATATCAAACTTAACAGGCGACCCCCATGCAAGTATTTCAGCGCAATTAAGAAATCTAAGGAAACACAGATTTGGAGGCCATGAAGTATTAAGGCAACCCAGGGGCAATAGATTTCATGGTTTGTTTGAATATAAATTAATTGAAAATAAATTAAGCTAATGCCAGTTTGCGAAAAACACGGCAGATACATTCCAGAAGGTCAATATTGCGGAGCGTGTTGGAGTGAAGGAGTTTTGTTTAAGAAAGCAGAATCCAAAGGCTCCGCAACCAAACCAAGTGAAAGAAAGAAATTAAAAGACAAGGCACAGGCTTTGTTTTCAAAAATTATCAAGGCCAAATACTGTAAAGGAAAGTTTGTGAATTGCTGGACTTGTGGTAAACCAGTTTTAACTAAAGGAACATCCGTAACTAATACAGCACATTGCGGGCATTATTACCCTAAGTCAACGCATTGGGAGTTAGCATATCTTGAAATTAATTCCGGGGTACAATGTTTTGGATGCAACTGCAACGATATGGGAATAATCCCAGCAATGCGAAACAAGTTAGTCGAAGTTTGGGGCGAAGAAAAAATAAAAGAACTTGACAACATGGCCGAAAAATTTATCAATGAAAAGAAATCAGGTATTAAAAAATCCCAGCCTCCTGAAATGTGGCTGATCGGTCAAATTGAATTATTAAAACAAAAAGCAAAGAGTTTAAAATGAAACCAGTCTTAATAGAATACGTCAAATGGATTGCAGACATATGCCTAATTGCAATCGGAGTATTAATTGCAATCCTGATTATTGGAGCGGTAATGTTTATTTGTTTTAAAATAGCTTATTCATTATGACAGTTCGTTATTTAACCAGTGAGCAATACGTAAGTAAACTAAAAGGCTTACGATCTCACATTGATTCTTTGATTTTAGAAGAAGAATCAGACGATCATTTAACTAATAATGAGGCGTGTAGAATCTTAAACGTTTGCGCTGCAACATTATCAAGGTACGCAAGAGTTTACCCACTAAAAAACAAGAAAAAGCACGGTCATTCGTGCTATATCAAGGCAGAGATAATAAAATTAAAAGCCGCATTGGATGCCGGTAAAATTAAGTTTGAAATTGAAAAACGATTAATATAAATTAAATGGCAAAAGAATACTTTTCACACGATTATAACAGCAGGGTAGATCATAAAATTAAGGCCTTAATTTCAAAACATGGCTATGAGGGATATGGATTATTTTGGGCTATAATTGAGGACTTATACAACAATGCGAACGCATTGCCAACGCATTTTGATTTACTTGCCGTTGATCTAAAAAGTAATGAAAAAACAATAGAAAGTATAATTAAAGACTTCGGACTCTTTAAAATAAAAGGAAAAATATTTTTTTCACAATCAGTACAAGACCGTTTGAATTTAAGGAATAAAAAGTCTTTAAAAGCCAAAGAATCAGCAGATTATCGCTGGAAAAAAGATAATGCGAACGCATTGCCAACGCAATCCGACAGCAATGCTATAAAAGAAAATAAAATAAAAGTAAATAATATTAAATTAAAAGAAAAAATAAAAAAAGAAAATTTGAATTATGATTTTGAAAATGCAAAAGAAGTTTTTGAAAATTTTAGAAAAAATTATCCAGGAACCAAAAACGGTTTGGAAAAAGAATTTAAAAATTTTCAAAAGCATTCGGACTGGAAAGATTCGCTTTCAAAATTATCGGATGCCCTGGGCATGGAAAAAATTTGGAGAATCCAAAAAACTAATTCCGGTGGGTTTGTTCCCGAATGGAAACACCTGGCTACCTGGATAAACCAAAGATGCTGGGAGCAAGAATTAGCTAAAATTCAAACTATGCCAATTCAGGAAACGTCAAAAATCGAAACCATGCGCTCAAACGTTGACGAGGGAATGAGAAACTTTTTAAACAAGCAAAATTTATCCAATGGAAAACAGGTATTTGAATTGGAAGCAGCAACCGTTTCCGAGCCAACAATCGAGTGAGGTTGTAATTTCCAAAATCAAACAACTGATTGAGGACTTGTCGGTCTTTTACGGTTTGACTGGATTGCAGCCAAATGAAGCTGAAGCAATTTTTAGCTACATAACCCATTTTTTAAAATCGTTTCCAAAGTTCAAATTGATTGACATGGATCGGGCTTTGGAACTTTTTAAAAAGCGTCCGGATTTAAACAAGCTTTGTCCGGAATACTTTGAAACGGTTTTCAACCAGTACCGGTACACATCGGAGCGGATTGAAATTTTAAAAAAATGGGATTTGGAAACTGAAAACCTAATTTCTAAATCAGCAACCAAAACACCGGAACAACTTTTAGCCGAATGTTTTGCTGATTACAAGCTTTCAGGCGAAATCAAGCTAAATTCAGGCAAAGTTTACAAAACTAATTTTAAAGCCCTTAGCGAGGCGATCGGAATCAAACCTATGAAAGACATAGCACAAGCCAAAATAAGCGAGCTATCAATAAATTTCACGAATAAAATCGAATCCTGTCGCAATATGTCAGAGCGACACGAAGCCGAAAAAGAAAAAAAGGACTTTTTGGACGAATTGGAACACCTACAAAAAACCGGAAAACCAACAGGATTATTACAAGTTGAAATCCGAAAAGCCCATTTAAGGGAGTATTTTGAAAAGCATTATCAATTAGTAAAAGTATAACAATGGAAAACAAAGAACAGATTTACGATGAGCGGATTGCTCCATTAATGGCAAAAATCATAGATATATGTAAAGCCGAACAAATACCAATGTTTGCAGAATTTCAGTATGCAGATTTAGATTTTTGCACCACTTGTATTTATCCAGATGTTGATGGGAGAAATGTAACTACTAAACTATACGATGTGCTTTCAAAATGCAGAACAGAAGAAGGCGTAAATATTGACCAATTCTTCTTTCACTTAGCTAAAAACTATCCAAACAAATCAAGTATAGTAATGAGCATGCTTGGCAAAAAGCCTGTTTCGGAGCAGTCAAACTGACACCTACCCATTTTCCCTAAACAACTTAAATCAATTAACAATGTCAGACGAAAGAGATAACCGAGCAATGAATGAAGAATTAAAGCAAGAGGCTTGTTTAGATACCGATAACGGATGGATTCCTGTAACTAATTCGCTTCCAAAGCCACTTCAAACAGTATGGCTTACAGATGGAAAAGAGTTTATTTGTTTAGGATGCCTTGTAGAATACTCAGGTGGTTTCCATTGGGCACAAAGCAATGGAGTTATTTATATTGAAAATGGCGAGATAGTGTCCGAATGTGAAAGTGAAGATTTGGATGTAAATTATTGGCATGAGCTTCCTAAGCCGATTTATAGATAACGGACGAGGCTTGGCGAAGTTGCCGATTAATTAACCAAAAACATGAATCAAATGAATAATTCCAATAAAACTTTAATAGAAGCAGAAAGTGAGGCAATTGCGCCAAGCCGCTGTTATAGGCAGCCTTTTATTAAATTGTATAACGAAGATTGCTTGATAGGTATAAAAAGAATACCTGACAATTCTGTACAATGTGTGTTGACAGACCCTCCTTATTTGTATTTGAAAGGGCAAAAGTTAGAACGAGAATTTGATGAAAGATTATTTTTTTCTGAATGTATGCGAATTTTAAAACCAAGCGGTTTTATTGTTTTGTTTGGTCGCGGAACTTCTTTTTACAGGTGGAACACAATTCTTGCAGATTTAGGCTTTAAATTCAAAGAAGAGTTTGTTTGGGACAAGGGATATTGCACGAGTCCTCTTATGTCAATCAGTAGAGTTCATGAAACAATATCAGTTTTTACAAAGAAAAACGGGACACTAAACAAGGTAAAAGTTCCTTATCTAGAGATGAAACAAAATGATTTTGAAAGTATAATTACAGATATAAAAAGGCTAAAAACCACATTTAAAAACACAAAAAGCTTAGATGCCGTTATCAAATATTTAGAGGATAATACGAGGGATACAAGCGATGCTTGGCAAGCCAATAATGTTTCAATTTCTTCGGATATTACAAAAGAAGATAGAAGTGTTTCAGTTATGAGAAGCATACAACAAGGTATGAATGAAAAAACGATTGTAAGAGCTGATAGATATGAGTGTAAAACATTTACTAAACACGGTGTAAATGCTGATGAAAGACTTACTGGAGATAGGTGCGTAAATGTAATAAACTCAATAACGCAAGGCATGAATGAAAAAACAATAATTGGAGAAGGAAGAGACCATTACAATACTATTCATCCTACACAAAAGCCCGTTGCTTTGCTCAAAAGACTTTTGAATTTAACAACAAAAAAAGGAGATATAGTAATAGATTCTTTTGCAGGTAGTTGTTCAACAGGAATTGCCGCAAGCGAATTAGAACGTGATTTTGTTGGTTGGGAAATTGACGAAGAATATTATTTAAAAGCAGTAGAAAGGATTAAGGCTAATGTGGTGCAGTTGGGTTTATTTTAAGGTTGCCTATAACTCATTTATACCCGCTAAAAACATCACATATCCACCCAAAAGTTTAGATAAGCGAAGGAGTGAAATAAATTAAAATAAAAAATAAAAAAATACAAAAATGTCAAAACAAAAAACAATATTAGAATGGCTTGAAATGCTTCCAGATGGTTATCGGGAGATATGCAAGTTCAATTATAATCCTATATTCTCATCAAATAAAACTCCTGAACGTTTACGCGATGCGATTAACAGCTTGTGTAATTGGTACGATACAACAATAAATAGAGATTTTTTCAATGATTTATGGGGCAGTATAAATTTGGACAACTCAATCAACTATGAAAAGCTTCCCACTCTACCTAAAAACTGGCAAGACCTATACAAATACAAATTACCAGAAGTAACCCAAGAAATCAAAAAGCCAAAAAACCCTAATAAGAAACGAAATAAACTTGCAGTTAAGATTTTCTTAGCGTGGGCTGCCAATCCAAAAGCAATTAATGGCAGCCAAACATTCGATACAGCATTAGAAATGGCAAACCAAATCATTAAAAAACTAAATAGTTAACCATGAAACAATACAAAACATTAAAAGACTTACCAGGGATTCCATTTGGAACGATTGGCTTTCAAAACGGCGATATGATTGTCTTTTTAGATAGAAAATTTCCATTAAGTACCCATCAATTACCAATTAAGTACATTAATGAATATCCAGACTTCTTTCAGGAAGTAGAAGAAGAAAAAGAAAAGCGGTTTACTTTGAGCGATATGAATAGTGCTTACAATGCTGGATATAATCGCTTAATAACTTTTGGTTCATTTATTTCTAAAAACTTCCCACACACCAAAATAGACCAATGATCTTAAAAGCAATACTTTCAATTTACTTTTTGGCACTTATTTTTTTCTGTTTGGTGGGTTGGCTAATGGATAAAGAACTAAAACTACTCAAAGAAGAAGAAAGTAAATTTAACCAAAAAAATGATATATAATATTTTAAAATATTAGTATTTGTATATATATTTGTGCTTCTGTTCTAATGGCCTACGATCTCAATCGGATTAATTTAAGGGCTAACTACAATTAAAATAAATTTTCATCTACGGATTTTTGGTTGACAGCCGGGCATCCTTCGTGCTTAATGTTGCCCGGTTCTTTTTTTGATTCAATCACTTTTAAATTATAAAAATTATGGCTTACGCAGATTTAAAACAGTTAAAGTTAAGAATGACTAAAGCAGATCATTCCAAATTAAAAAAATTGGCCAAAAAACGAGGTACTTCAATGGTTGCAATTATGACTGATGCAGTCAAAAGAGAGTTTAAACTCGAAAAGGCATAAAAGGGCTTCGTCCACTTTTTTTTATCGGGGCAATGGGTAAATGGCATTGCCCTGAATTTTAAAAACCAAAATAAGAATGCGTTACGATTTAGAAATAGTTGAAAAGATAAGCAAGGAGCAAGCAATCAAACAAGGATTAAGGGTTCGTATATCCTTAATTTGTTTCGATGGTCAGCCCAAGTGCAGGGTATTTGGAAAGCCTGACAATGATTTACTTTTTGAAAATGAAGTAAAGAAACAGTTAAAAGAAATAAACAAGTTGGTGTATCTTGATTTCCTTGATCTAAAGGAATACGATGCCTACACAACCAAAGAAGTTAAAAAGGGTCAACAGGACAAAATTGACCCTGTAATCAATAAACCGGAATTAAAACCGAGAAGAAAAAGAAGAACCAAAAAAGAATTGTTGGATGCCAGAGAAGTTTTACAGTATGACTCCAGACAAGTTTTACAGTATTCCTGATTTTGTCGATGACTCAACAGCCGTTGAAATCGCTAAGCTATTGCCAAAAGTCAGAAGGCATGGCAAAGCCCGAAATCAGGTTATCAGATACGGAAGTATAAAGCCATATCCAAGCGGTTTTTTAAAAAAAGAAATACCGGATGTGTTTAAAAAGTTAAACATTCCATTTGAATATGACAGCGTTACTTTAAATGAATATATGCCAGGTCAAATGTTAGATTGGCATATCGACAAACCGGAATCAGGCAACAGGATTGTCATTTTAAGTTTGTTAAGCGATTGCGATATTTTATTTAGAAACAAAAAAGAAAGCCTTAATATTTTAAACTTTGAAATGCTAAAAAACTCATTATCAATATTTTCGGATTCCTTACGCTGGGATTACGAACACAAAGTTATTGCAAATGAATACAGGATTTCAATAGTTTTCAGAAACTCAAAAGAAACGATAAAACGATGAAAGTATTACAATTACCGGACGAGGATAAATTTCACCTTGCCTATAAAATGTGCAAGTCAAAAGTAGCAAGGGCAATAATTGATTGCCTTTCACAAAATGGTGAATTAAATGTAACAATGATTTACATTAAAACAAGAATCCAGCAGACAATAATTTCATTCTACATAAGAAGATTGGAATGTATTGGAATTGTAAAAGCCCAAACAATAGGTAAGTGCAGGTATTACAAGTTAACCAATGTAGGGCTTCCAGATCGTTTAAAGGAATTGGCTTTAGTAATTTAAAAAACCAAAATTTATGTTTTTACCATTTTTAGACATTGTGCCAGTTATCTCAAAGGAAGAAGTAATTGAAGCAAAGGCGAAAGGAGTTTACGAAAGCTACATGAAGCAAAAACAGGATGAGTATAAACTGCTAAAAAAGTTCTTGTCAATTATATACGATAAAGAGAAATTGGGGGAATGCAGCGTTTATGTAGATGCAGATTATAATTTCATTATATCAAGAAAATCAGATAATTGGAATAAATCAATAACTATATATTTTGATGGAGACAAACCCTTTGCTTTATATTCTGGATATAGTCAAAAATTAATGATGGATTTTGTCAAAGAGGAAGGAGATGAAGGGTTTGAATCTACCGAAACCATGATCGAAGAATTTTTAAAAGATTAAATTATAACCATGTCAAAATCATTTAACGCAAGTATCAACATTACCAGATTATTTGAAGCATTCAAAGCAAAGCATTCAGCATTTAGTAAATCTGAAAAGACCGGAGAAATGTTTTGCAACTTAACATTATTTATAAACGACCAACCCGATCAATACGATAACGATGGCTCGATCAAACTAAATTCCAAAAAAGAAAAACGGGAGGCCGAAAAAGACTTATTTAAAAAGGGTTATGTTGGCAATTTCAAAGCCAATAAATCAAACGAACCAGCACCGATCAACGATTCAGACACACAAGAATACGATGACCTACCATTCTAAGCCATGCCAAGAAAGTTAAAAATAGACACGTCCAAAATAATGATTTGGCAGAAATGGGATTCTATTTCAGGTGAATGGATAATTGGAATTGAACTACCAAAGTCAATAAAAAAAGACAAACAATTACTAATGGCGTATTCTATTGGGTGGGCAATGGCAAGATATAAATATAAATCAATAGTAAGGTTTACAAGAATTTTCAAAGGCGATCTTGTAAAGAAAGTAAAAATACATTCAGAGCCATTAAAAACATTTAATGATTTATTTAAATGGTTGGATATTATATACTTAAAAAATATTAAATAGTCTTATATTTGCATAATCGTAATAAAACGATAAAAACATGTCAGGAAAGGATTTAATTTTAAAAGGCGAAAGCTTCATTAAGGATTTACAAGAGTTTATTTCAGGCGTTCCACAGGAATCTGATATTTTTGACTCTTTGGAATCCACAATCAGCACGGTTCAAAGTTTAAACAATGAACTAAAGAGCCTGGAACCAAAGAAGAAGTATGTAGGTTCCGGCAATTTCAATTTATCAGGCCGTTATGATCTAAGACCGGAAGCAGCCTTACCGATTGTAATTTTTGGCAGAAAGTTCAATTTAACAATTGACAATACCACAATTGAAAATCAGGTAATAGAAATTCTAAACATTTGCGGAATTGATAACGAGGATTTAACCTATCTATCCGTTGAACTTGACATCATAAAAGACATCCTTAGAATTGACTTTGTTTATCAAACCGACTTAGTTCTAAAGGACGGGCAAGACATCAGCGCGGAACTTCCGGCTTTATATTCATTTGGTTATACCCAATTCAATAAAATCTACATCAGAGGCAACAAAACATTTATCGACCCGGAAGTCTATAATTGGCCTTTATTGGGTTTTTGCATTCCTTACGGACTTGACAAAAACAACCAGCACGACATAATGATGAATGTCATTGAAGCCCCTAAAGACTTTGGAGAACTTGCAGATATGAGGGCTTTGGATAAATTACCACAAGCCGAAATAGAAATATTTGTAAATAAGTTTAAGGCTAAGAAATGGACTCGAATAATAACACCAACTGTAAAATGGTGGTTCAGAAACGGTCAATACATCCAATTCAAATAAAATGGGGCTAATAAAACGATTAAGGGAAAAATACTTTGGAAGGATAAAGCCCAAAGTTGAAAAGAAGAAGGTTAACTTAAATTTAAGTACCGATGAAATTGCCGTTCCCAGACAAATGAGAAGAAAGGCACTAAAGCAATTACCATTTTCGCAAAAACAAAAAAAACAGATCAGAGTTAATTAATTATGGAGTGTAGAAATTTTTATCATATTATTGAATTTAAGGGCAGGCTGCTTTCATTAGTGGCCTGTTTTTTCCTTTTGACCGGATGCCAACAGGAACAATGCAAATTTTGTGAAGTCTTAGGCCATAAGGAGATTTACATCGGTGAATTTTGCGGAACAGAGGATTTTGTAAACGAGCAAATTGAAGCACAAAAAAGACTTTACCCTAATTACGATTTAAGATGTCAGTAGAATGAGTAAAATTTTAGACTTGACACAGGAATATGATTTATTGGTAAAATGAAAGACTGCCAATTAGAAATATTAAACCAAGAAACCCTCAACAATAAATTAATGTTAGAGCATCAGGAGCCTATAATAGATAACCGGATAATGTCTTTTGAAGAATTGAAGGAATTGATTAACCAAAGGCATTTTTAATGGACGTTACCCATGTTGCAAATATTTTATTCAAAAATAGGGATTCCAAAGATTATTTAACTGATTCTGGAAAATTAAGAATACTTGCGGAAAATGGCGTAAAATTAGCAAGAAGGACATATGACTCTAATAAGAAGGCAATACTAAAAGAAGTTAAAAGCCAAATTGATTTAGAGATCACATCCAACGGAAGCCAACCAACCAATAAAGAACTTGAAAAGATAATAGGCAAAATGGATTATGTTCTTTTGCTGAAAAGAATCATGGATGGTGAACCGGATGGCAAACGAACACCTGCATACAAAGACAAGCTACAAGCTGGAAAACAAGCTGCTGAATTTTTCGGATGGAATGAAGCGACCAAAGTAACCCAAACAGACTTAGAGGGCAAGAACATATCAATACAGGGAACACAAGTCATTTTTAAAGTTGAACTCAACAACTCAATATGAAGTAATAATCCAGCCAAGTATTAATCCTTTGCCAGATCAGGAAAAGGTGTTTTCTTCATTATCCAAACTTAACAATGTACCAAGTACCAGAAGAAGTGGCAAGACTTCCGGAATCATTTACAACAATTGTATTTATGGATTGCAAGGTCAGCACGTTGGAAATGTTTACCCTACGTATGACGAAAGCAAAGAAATATATTTAAAAATCGAACCGGCAGTTGAGCCTTTTTTAAAAAAGAATGGCAAGGATAAGTCAGCACTTATATTTAGAACTATTACAGGCGGCTCAATAAGATTCTTTTCATACGAAGCGTTCAAAAGACTAAGAGGTAAAAAATTCCATAAACTTTATTGTGATGAGTTTCAGGAATGCAATATTACAGAAAAGAATTTTTTTGCTACATTGATGCCAACGTTGGCAGATTACAGAGGCCGTGCATGGTTTTTTGGAACTCCAAAAAAGGGTACATTGATTCATTCATTTTCTGAAAAGATCGACCCTGAATGGAGTCATTTTAAAATGAACGCGGTAAACAATCCATTTATAAGCCCTGAAGAAATAGCCCTACAAAAGAAACTTTTAGACCCTTTGGTGTTTGCGCAAGAATGGGAAGGTGAGTTTGTTGACTTTTCAGGCGAAGCATGGCTATACGACTTTAAAAGAGATGTTCACCTGGTTAAAGGCATTGGCATTGATGAGTATTCACCGTTAATGTTGTGCTTTGACTTTAATGTTGACCCTTGTACTTGTTTGGTTAAGCAAAAGATAACCGACAAACTGGAAAACGGTGGAGGTATTAACTTTATAAAAGAAATTACAAACGTTGGAGGCACAACGCAGCTATGCCACAAGGTCAGAAATTATTTAGATTCACTAAAATTCTTCAAAGGTGCCGTTTGGGTAACAGGGGACAGTTCAGGTAGCAAAAATGATACCCGGAGCAATTCAACAGATTACGAAATAATCAGAAAGGAATTAAGCATTCCTTTTACGAGATTTGTTGACACTCGAAAACAAAATCCTAATTTATCTTATTCAAGAGATTTGGTAAATACTGCATTTTATAATAATATAATTTATATTGATTCAGAAAATTGCCCTATCTTAGCGCGCGATTGTTCTATTGCTAAACCCAAAGAAGGGAGCGATAATCTCATAAAAGATCGTTCGTTAAATAAATTGGATTCATTTGATGCAATGCGTTACGGAATCCATGCGGACTTTAAGTCTATCAAAGAAGTTTTACGCTTCGCTGAACAACTACTTTAAAATTTACTATCTCCTGTGTTTCTGTTATAGTTTACCATTTTATTTTGTTTCCGGGTGTAGCATAGACTATGCCCGGTTTTTTTAAAATACAACTTTAAATAAACGGTCATGTTCCATATTATAGTTTTAATTATTTGCATCCTTGCAATGTACGGATGGTTTGCATTGGATTGGAAAAACATTAAAGAGCAAGGATTAAGATACTTGACTTTAGCCTTTGGTGTTTCTTTATTCATTGGATTTGAGATTCTTTTTTGGATTGGTAAATTGATTTACAATTGGTTATGGGTGGACTAAAAAATCTATTTAACAGACTATTTCACAAAAAGCGCGAGCAACTAAAAGAGTTTGCACGATTTGGAGGCCATACATTTTATATTTTAGATGCCGTTCCCGATCATTGCGTAAATCGTTTTTTTCATTTCTTATCCAGGAATGAGCAAATAAGCACTTTAGGAATCCCATTAAAGTACATTACATCGATTGCAGACCAACTGGATGCAATTGCAAACAGCCCAAAACTTAATTTGAATTTACCGATACTTGCAAACCAATTGAGATTTGCGTGTCAGGTAGAAGATACAAAATGGTATCATTTGACGATAGCAGTCATTGAGGCATTTGTATTGATTGACGATGAGCCATTACTTGAAATGTCCGAAAAACATAACAAGATTAAAAGGGAATTACTTTTAAAAGACCCAGAAGTACGTCTTTTTTTTTCAAATATAGCAATCGAGTATCTGATGAAATTGGACAATACTTTCAAGGACTTCAACTTAGAGGCCTATTTGACGAAAAACGCAGTAATACTAAACGAATTAGAAAGTATTACGACTTAGAAAACACCGGAATATTACAGTTAGGAACATTTTGGCAAAGTTGGCAGCGAGAATATGCGTTAATTCAGGAAAGGATTAACGAAAATATAGTTAATTTTGCACAGGAAAGCAAAGGCATATTAACATTGGAGAGTGTAAATCAAATGTCTGCACGTAGTTATTACGAATTACTTGCAGTCTTTTTGCGAAAAGAAAAAAAGAATACTCCAAGCAATGCCGGAAATAGTCCAGTCCGTAATATTTGAGTTCGATACAGAGTTTAATGCAATTGCATTAAAGAAACTTTCCGATGAGTTAAAATCGATTGATAAACAAATAGAGATTACTCAAAAGCGTTTAGCAGACCCGGCCTATACTAAACAAGCTAAGATTTTAGAAACTCAATTAAATTCCTTAACTAATAAAAAAAGGGAACTAACAGCGCAAGGCTCCCAGCTTCAACAATCTTTAAAGAAATCAGAAACGGCACTTTCTGGCATGGCTAATTCCGGTGGATTGGCTGCAAAGGCATTAGGAGCGTTAAAGTCTGCATTAGCAATCACGGCAATAGTTGATTTCACAGTTAAAGCCGCAAGAGCAACAGCAGAACTTGAAAAGACTACAAGATCATTCCAAACATTTGGGGTAAGTGCTTCAAGGGCAAAGGCTATTGTAGAGGATTTAAACACATTGAGCGCAAAAGTTCCGTTTGAAACCGAAGATTTGAATGCTGTTGCAGTTAGGCTTGTTTCTTTTGGAGTTGCAGCTAAGGACGTAGTTTCAGAAGTAGAAAGGCTATCAGCAATTGCAGCCGGTTCAGGAACCAACATAAATACGCTATCTGATGCGTTCGGAAGGGCAAAACAAAACGGCAAACTTGCATCAAATGATTTTAGAACACTTGCAAAATCTATTCCTGAATTTGTAAATACAATTTCACAAGCCACAGGCAAGACAGTTGACGAAATAAATAAATTAGGGAAACAGGGCAAAATATCATTTACAGATTTCAATAATGCTGTAAAACTTTCAACTTCTGAAACCGGTAAATTTGGAAAGGTAATCGAAAGTTATCAGGATAGTTTAGGCCAATTAGGCAAAGGAGTTAAAGAATTGGGAAGCGATTTATTAACTTCATTTGGTGGTCAATCCACAGAAGGCATAAAATCATTTTTAAAATCTATTCTTGAAAACAAGGATAGTATTTTATCATTCTTTGGCTCTTTAGGTAAGATCGTGGGGGCTGCTGCTTCTGCTTTGGGATTCTTTGTAAACCTGGCTGTTGGGGCGTTTAATCAAATAGATGCACTTGGTAAAAGATTAGATAAACTGCTGGGCATTGGTGAATTTTCGGATGAGGGAGTAAAAAGAAATATCAAAAAAGTAACTGATACTGTTTTCGGAACTCTATTTGAAGAAGTAAATGAAAAAATAACCAAAGGAACTGCGGATGGTATTAAAAAGCTGACAGAAGAAGAAATGAAGGCAGCCGAAGAAAGAGCCAAGCGATTAGCAGAGGCGCGCAAAAAGTTTCTTGAGGATGAAATTGCATTTAGGCAGAGATTATCTGACGTTGAAACTGAATTATTCAGGCAAACATTAACAGGGCAAGGACTTGATTTATTTGTTGAAATAGACAAAGTTCAAAAAGAAGCATCCAAAAGGATTGAAGATTTACAAAAGCAACTTGATAAATATATTGAATCAGCTAAAAAGGCTGGAACCGTTATACCCGAACAAATACTAACAAGGACAAGGGTAGCTATTCAGGAAATAGGATTGCAGACAATTAAAGAGATCGATGAATTAAGTAAACAATTCTTAGACCCGGTAAGGGTTTTTGATAGTTTAAAAATACTTATACCAACAGCAGAAGTAAAATTCAATGGTGAACTTGCAAGAAAATCAGCAAATGAATCAATACAGGCAATTTTAAAACAGATTATAGATGATAACCTGGATGCAAATGGTGAATTAAAAGCAACAAAACAAAAGAATGCACAGGCCGGTAATTCATTTTTAGGCCGTATATTAGGAATCGACCCTACAAGCAATAAGGCAGCCGAGGACTTAGATAATTTTGGGAAAGTATTTAATGAGCAATTATCTAAATTTTCTTCAAAAGCGATAACGGCAGCCGACACGTATATAAATTCAGAATTAGAAAAAACCGACTTCCTAATATCCGAAACCCAAAAAAGATTACAAAGTCTTTTAAGTATTCAGGAAGGAGGCAACGCCACACAGATTAAATTAGAACAAGATAGGCTCGATAAATTAACCGATCAACGGCAAAAGTTTGTTGAACGTCAAAAGGCCATTGATACAGCGCAGATCATTGCTAATAACGCTGTTTCAGCTTCTGAATCAATTAAGGCCATTACCACAGCATTTGGAAAAGGCGGCAATCCGATTGTTGGGATAGCTGCTTCATTGGCTTTGGTGGCTACAATTGCCGCGACTGTTGCAAGCGTGAACGCTCAATTTAATTCAATTCCAAAGTTCTGGGAAGGAGCCGAACGAATCAGCGATAAATCAAGACCTACAAAGGCCGGGCGCGATGGTCATTTACTTTGGGCTGATGGTGGCGAACGGATTATCCCTACAAAGTTCAATTCACAAATTCCAAGTTATGTTAAAAATAAAGACATACCAACCTTATTAGAAATGGGCATCAGATCAGGTCAAGGAGGCATGACAGATCGTAATATTACGATGAAACAGGACGAAACAAACCGACTTTTAAAGGCAAACCAAAAGTTATTAAAGAATCAAACGATCAAATTTAAGATTCTAAGCGATTCCGGTGAAGAAGTAAGACTTAAACGAATGAGGGGTTAATGGTAAGAAATAGAATTTTCATAAACGGCAAGGATTACACTCAATGGGCATCAGGACTCAATGAGTTGACCGAAAGTATATCTAAAAAAGACGATGGCACAATTGAAATAGGCCAAAGTTCACAGATCATTTTAACCGGTTTAGGATATACTTACTGGAAAGAGATTTTCTTAGACGATAGCTGCACATCCATAGATAGGGAATACGAAGTCAGAATAAAAGTAGAGTCATGCAATCAGAACCTGGACTTTATAATTAAGAGTCAAGGTGTCAGCATTGACGAGGTGAATTGCAAGATTAAAATGAATTTTAACACCAAAAATTCAAAGGACGAACAAATTGCAATTCTTCAAAAGACTTATTTCTGGGATGAGGACTATGGATTTATTCAGGAATACAAGGCCAAAGGAAGAATTGAAAGAATGTTATATGTCAAAGAACTGACATTTATTTCAAAGATTCTGATTTACTTTTATGTTGTTGCTTTGATTCCGATCATTACGGCAATTGAGATCGTTTTAAATATCATTGACCTGATAATTGATTTTATAAATGGAATTGGAGGTAATTTATCAAGACCCGGAACAGACTTTGAAAAGTTCAAAGAGCAAATTGAATCCGATCTAATCGGAGCCGGTGAATATACAACCGTTTACTATTTCAAAGATATATTTGAATTTTGGGCTAAACAGGCCGGCTTAACTTTTAGAAGTTCAATACTTCACCAAGAGCCTTATTCAAACGCTGTACTTTGGGGTCAACAAATTAAAAAAGGAATTGAGTTAAAGAATTGCGACAAGGTAACATTTGACAAGGATAACGCACCTAATTACAATTGCATTGAACTTCTTAATTTATTATCTCCTGTATTTAATGCTGACTGGGAAATTATAGGAAACGAATTAATATTTGAACGCAAGGATTACTTTCAAACAATACGAAAAACCCTCTTTAATCTCGATGAGGAAGTAAGAGCCGGTAGGATGACAGATGGATGGGATTATAGCTTTGATAATCAAAATCAATACGCTCAATTAAAGGCTGACTTTTCATTCGATGCCGTTGACACGCAAGGAAACAGGAACGTAAATGATTACTATTCAAATGTCATTGACTGGAACCCGGGTTTAATTCATAAAAACCGAAAAGGTAGATATACGCCACGTATTGAGTTTGGCGCATGTCGATTTACAGACGATTCAGCTAAGAATAATGTTAATTCTTGGATGTGGCACAACGCAAGAGGCCAATTCATATTTGACATTGATTTAGATTATAGTCATTCGCTTGTTTTAACCAACGACACAGCGCAATTGCCAAAGATTATAATCGTTGACCAAACATCAAGTAGGTATTTTAAAGGCTGTTTATTTCGTTTTGCAGTTAAAAAACAGGTAAGCCCTCCCACATTCCAAAGTGATATTTTTGGTGATTCTGTTGGTATTTGGAATTACAATATGCCAATGTGGCTCAATAATAAAATCTATCCGGGCAATAATTTAGTTGATAAATTTCATTACATTGAAAACCCTGATTTAAAAGGCAATAGGTTTGTTGAAATAAAATCATTAACGTGGAAACCGCAGGACTTTTGCGCTGCCGTTGAATTTGTAAGAGAACATAAATTAAACATGAACATAACATCCAAACGAGGCGATGCAACAATAGGAAGTTTAACGATAGAATACGGAGCCTGTCAAATTAATATTACAGAACTAAAATTTAAGTGCAATGGCGTTAGTTAAAAATAGTAGGGCAGGGGTTAAAGGATTCGCGCAAGGTGGCATTTATAAGGAGTGCATTGCAGTAAGCCACGACACCGGAATAGCTGCCGGAACACCTATTTACATTGCACCGGCCTTGTGGGATGAAAACTACCGTGTTAAATGGCAAATTGACGAAGGTACAGGCCGTGAGCCGGTTTGGAAAATGGAATTTACAACTATTCCAGGCACTTACCCAGCAACGTTAATAAACACCGATTCAAAATATAAAAACGTACAGGTAAAGATCAGAGTCTTTTCAAACAAACTATTTATTGTTTATTTGGAATACTTGGCACTTGCCGACATGCACAACTTTTTGAATTACTATAATTACCAGCCTTTACAATTATGGACACGTCAAAGCGTTGACAATAAGAAATTAAACGTTTATAATTCAGCCAACCGGATAATGGGTCTTAGGGTGTCATTATCTACAACCGAGTATATTCAAAGTGAGGCATTCGTACAAGGTAAACCCTGGCAAATTGTTAATTACCCGAGCGTTGATAATCGATATTATTTAGAAGTAAACGGCAAAGTAACAAACGGATTTATTTTAGGCGAGGACTTGAAAGTCAATCTTAGGAACTTTCCGCAGTACACAAACAGCCAATATTATTGTGGTATTTTCCGTGTCGATGAGTTGCTAAACCAGAATCTAAGTTTTGACGATGAAATCCTTTTGCAGTATGCTTTAGCCAATAACACAGCAGACGAGCCGTTCACGCTGGTAACTAATTTTATTGCAAGAAACCGATTAAAAGACGTTCACGGATTCCGGTTTGATAATTTTGAAAGCGTTGCAGACTTTACAATTGATAAGGATTATTTTGTAAACGGTGGCCGTTACCGTTGTTTTGTAATTTGTAAAGAAAGCTGTCAATATAGAAGCTACCTATTTGATGAGTTTGGAGTCAATGAAAAACGCGATGTTCCACAAGGAACAATTGATGTCGATAGCGTTGAAATAGATGGAACTGCATTAAGCATTGTTTCAGGAAGTTGTTTATACGATGTTCCGAGCGATTCCGAAATGGTCATTACCATGAAAATGGATATGGCAGATTACGAGGCTAATTTAGGCGTATTAGGATTATTTGGAACTTGGAAGGATTACTTCAAAGAAGCATATTGTTATATAAGCGAAGGAGTAAACCAATTAGGTAGTAATCCTTTTTTAGATTCAGTTGAATATGAGGAAACAGGAGGGCTTGAATCAATTATTACTTATACATTCAAGATTCCGCAGTCATGGGAAGGCACAAATAAAATAATCAATTTTGCATGGGTATTTGATTATAAGGATGGTAACGTTGACCATGTTGTTGCCTATACTTCAATTCAGGTACACGTTACCGATCAAACAGACATTGAACTAAAAGGCACACCGCCGCCGGCTGAAGTTTGCGACATATATGCACAGCAATTAGAATTTTGTTTTGAAAATCCGAGCGCAACACATCAGTTTGAACTTGATCTAACTAAAGATTACGTAAAGACCACAGAAGAATTAATACTAAACAAAGAGGCCGACTTTTCAACTAATTCCGATGGTTGTTTTGATTTTGATTATGAGAATGCAGACAATGAAGTGCTGTATTGCGCGGAATTAAGAGCGCATAAACAGACCGTTACCGGAGGCGCAGCCCCATGCGATGATCTCAAATTGACATATTTTAAAGCAGGGAATAATCAATATGGATTTTGTTTTGAGTTTGATACATGGACTAACTTAGACCTTTACTATGTAAACATTGCGTTTATAGACGAAGGCCAAAGCATTGAGATTTACGATGCTGCAAGTGGATGTTTTCAAATAGCTAAATTCACAAACAACCCTACAAGGTATGTAATTTATATTTTGCGAAATGATGGGTTTGTATATAATCTACATGGTGAGTTTAGCTGGAATGGAGATTATACTGAAATAATTATTGAAACGTGTACCGGCAATATGTTTCATTATTGCCAAAACAACCCAATTTTAAGCCATACAATTACATGGAATTTTAACGCAGGCGGTCAATTACCAAATAAGACCGTTACGCCTGTATTTACTAACCCAGGCGCACCGACAAGCCAAACAAAAGAATATCGTTTAAACGGTGGTGCGTGGATTGCCTATGCAGCACCTTTGACTATTTCCCCTTCATGGAAAGTTGAGTTCCGTTGGGAATTAGTTTACACAGACTGCACGATTGAATTATACGATTGTTTAACCGAAGAAGAATGCGCTTTCCCATAATGATAGATAAATTATTAAATACTTACGTTTGTATAATGAATGAGCCTGTAATGGTGGATGATCTTATCTACCTGATAGGTTGTTTTTCATGGAGTGTTTTTAAACTCGCAAGCGGTTTTATAATCTGCTTTGTTATTCATGACTATTTTAAACAAAGAAAATGCCGGTAACATACGAATTTATAAATAAAATGGGTCTGACTTGTTCAAATATGAACGGCCTAAGATCGGTTTATTGCCTTCCAATGAAAATACAATGCGTTGACACGGACGATGATGGGTTTTTGCAAAATTGTGATCGAAAGTATTGTGATATAAAATGCGATTGGGAACCGGAAGGAACAGTACCTTTTGTTTATGGAGATAAAATAATGTTCCAATTGCAATTCAGGGATAAGGCAAACACAGACCCAAAAAGCCCTACATTGGGATGGGATGATTGGGTTTATGCTGAAATCTACAATGCTGAAACCGGGGCGCAAATAACAGGAGCCGTTGAATTAGCTGCAAAATCGAGATGGTTTGTTTGTCATAATGGACGAAATTCATATCAACAAATTGAAATAGATACCGGTGCAGAGGATTTTCCATGTGCATTTTATGTTAAATTCATTGCATACGATAGCGCAGGCGAAGAAGGAGTTGAGATTGATTCACGTTGCAGCCAAACTTTTAAGTTGGTTGACGATTGCATGGAAACACATTTAGTAGAAGGCGAATATTTAGAGTTTGACTGTTTGGGTAATTACTACGGTCAGCCTGAATGTGAAGATGGCGCGCAGTCCGGTTCTGTAAGTTTTGCTTATCGTAATATTACGCGCATAGAAGGAAGCATAGTATTAGGACAGCCAGAAGTTGAAACAGAAGATGAAACAACCAGATTAATAGACAATTACAAGTTTACAACTTCAACAGCTTCAGGCAAGAATGGATTGTTTTTGTCAAATTATATGATTAGGTGGTATTCAAATATATTTTCAGCTAAAAATGTTATAATTGACATTAATAATAAATTAATTAGTAATTTTGCGGTAAACTATGAACAACAGGAGCAGAATAGTGCAATAGTTAACTTTGAATGGAAAGAGAATTGTAATGAGTGCTTCTAAGAATAATGTTGAAGAAATCCTTTTGATTAAGGATTCAAACAGTAGAATTGTGAGGATTCCAAAACAAATGTGGGAGAACCCAACATGGAATCAAAAAAAAGCAGTACGCGCATTAAAAAATCAACATTATCGTCCGGTTGGTGAAAACGAAACCGTAGAATTTAGGGGCGCACATCACACATTCAAACTTGAACCAAAAACAAAGAAGGAAAAAAAACCAAAGGCCGAAAGCGTGCCAGAGGAAACGAATAAAGAGTAGCGCATAAATAAACAGTCCGAAGTTATTTAATTTTTAATTTAAAAAAGTTCAAATGGCTTCATCATTTTGTGTTACTACTTGTTCCGGTGCTTTAGCATTTCCAGCAACGTATATTCCAGCTCCAACAGAGGAAAACCCATGTCCTGAAAAGGAAACGCGATCTTGTTGTATTACTAAGATTGCATTTGTTTTGTGCGATGAGGATTCTAAGCCTGCTGGCATTACAAACCCTGCCGACATCGAAGCATTAAAAACAGCAAATAAATTAATTTCATTTGGCGATGTTGGTATCACATTCAACACACCAACAGCATCAACATTCCGTAAGCCTTGTGGTCAGGAAATCGTTGTACGAAAAGAGCAATTAATTGACATTGACGTTTTCGATGTTTCAGAAGATCACGAAGATGAAATATTCTTCAATGCCTTGTGTAAATTAAACAATAAGTTTGGCATGATCTTCCAATGGTCAGATGGATATACAGCATTAAGCCCAGACTGGATGGATTGGTGGTTAGATGGTCATGTTGGTTCTGCTCCTGATACTCAAATGGGAATCCCTGTATCATTCACAACTGACCCATACATTGCTCCATTTAACATTGATGAGCCTTGTCGCTGGAAAATGCAAATTAAAGTAATGTACGATTGTGTTTTACGTTCCGCTTCTATTCCAGGATTTGTAGGAACGATTTAATAGTTTTTAATCTGCTAACAAATAAAACATTGGGGGAATGGATTTAAAAACCTGTTCCCTTTTTTTTAAATGAATCAAGAGCAAGTAAATAGATTATATAGCGAAATATCTGATTACGATAGCGTAAAAAGAAAGCACGTTGTAAAGCCTGCAATAATTTCAAACGAGCAAAGAGTTTACGATCAGGCTTTGAGGCACAATGTTTGGTTAAAAGAAATCGACCTTATTAAAGAAAAATTCCCGAACGAAAATGAGGTCATTCGCAAATACCGTAATACAAACAAAAGACAGTTCACAAAAGAAGTTCCGCGCAAAGCAATTCAAGGCGTTATATCAACACTATCCAATATTCCGATAAAAGTAGAATCAAACAACGCAAAGTTTAATGCTTGGCTTGAATCATTGCCATTTACGTTTAAGTCTGACAAAATCGACTTTTACAAATGGGCTATCAATCAGTTAATTCCTTACTCTTTTATTGACCCGAATGCAATTTTAATTGCGTTTCCTTTATTTGTTTCTGAATTTGAAACCGTTGGTATTAGTGCGCTGATAATCCCTTATAACAAGCGTTACATTGACCCGAACGGTGAATATTTAATTATTCTTCAAGAAGGAACAAATAATTTCTGGGTATCGGATAAAAACGAAATGTATTTTGTAGAAGTAGGACAAAACAATGTTTATACATTAGTTTATTCCCATAATTTAGGCGAAATACCTTTTACTTATGTTCCAGGTATTACTTCGTTTGACCAAGAAACAAAAAACGTTTACAACGAATCAATACTTTCATCGACTTACGAATACCTGGACGAGGCATTAATTTCGTTTACTTCCGATCAGGCCGTAAGAACGAAAATGAATCCGATCTTTATACGTCCGGGTCTTGCGTGTCAAGCGTGCAATGGTCAAGCGGTTGAAACTAATAGCGAAGGCAAAGAAATAACATGCAAGTCATGCAAAGGAACTGGCATTGCTAAGAAGATTTCAGAAATGGAAGATTTCATAATCCTTCCTTCTGACTCAATACAAGGCGATGGCAAAATACCTGTTAAACCCGAATACATAAATCCAGGTACAGACGTTGCAACCTTTTGGGCTAAAACATGGAAAGATTATCTTAACGAAGGGAAGAAAAGCATAGGAATTGACGCACTAATTGACAAAGCTGAATCAGGCGAAGCCATGAAGAAGCGACTGGCATCATTTGAGGAATTTATAACTTACTTGATTTACCTTACTTATAATAGTTCATGCACGAAGTTTTTTGAACTTTGCCATAAACTTTTAAACCCAAAGGTAAGCGACTGGAAGGAGTTCCCAATTATCAAGACCCCAAAAAGGGTGGAGGTTAAAACACCTGAAATCCTAAAACAAAATTTCAATGAAGCAATTGGCAGCGAAAAAATACAGGCTGCATTAGAGTATTACGAATCATTGTATGGCGATGACCCAATCATGCTACGTGCAATGAAATTGCTTTTGGAGTATTACCCGGCATCAATTGAAAAAATGGAAGATTTACAAACGCTGTCTGTATTAGGAGTTTACACGTCAAGGGAAATTGCAAAATCTAAAAGGGCTTTAATTGTTTTAAAGAAAATCTTAGATCAAAAAACGGCAACCGAGCCAACGGATGAGCAAGTAATAAATCAAGCAGAAGAAGAACTAAATAAATTAATCCCTGATAGGATAGTACAAACGCAAGCATGACAATTGCTGAATTAATAGAATCGGAGTTTGAAGATTTAGAAAGATTTTTAGGAACGTTCAATTTTAACATTCAGACCGTTCAAGCGGATATATTTGAAGACCTTCTTAAATTAATTTCACAACTTCCACAAAAGGATGGTCAATTTGTTTACGATACGGATATTAAAAAGTTATTAATCAGGTTTGAAAACCGTATCATTGAAAAACTTGAATCAGGCCAGTATAACAAGGACGTAAATAAGATACTTTTAAACTTTGAAAATCTGGAAAGTGTACGCATGAAAATTGCGGAGTACATAAACCCAAAAGACCGGTTAAAGATTTTCAAAGCCAACACAAGCAACATAAGGAAAGGTTATATTGACCTTATTTCGGAGTCATTAGGAAGCAAAGAGGCGTTGGGAGTAAATTACACGCAGCCAATCAAGAGTATTTTATTTGAACATGCTGCATTAGGTTTGAGTGTTGCGGATGCCACAAAGAAACTATTTAATGTTGCAATGTCAAAAGAACCTGGAGGCGGTTTGCTTGGTAGATATGCTGGTCAAGTTGCAAGAGATAGTTTGTTTGGATTTACCGGAGCCGTTGACCAAGCTATTGGAGATCACATTGGGGCTAAAAATGTAAACTATTTAGGTAATGTTATTGAAGATTCAAGGCCACAATGTATAAGATGGGTTGTAAAATTTAAAGGTTACATCCCAGCAGATAAATTAAAATCAGAGGTTACATGGGCTAATACATACGGTAAAGGTTATTCAGAATACATCCCAAAATTAACGGTTAATAATTTCGCGATAGTAAGGGGAGGGCATAATTGCAGACACCGTGTAAGTTATTCTTCTGACATAGTGCCACGCGAAAAGATCGAAGCTATTGAAGATCGTTATCGGATTGAGTCTGAAAATTATCAAAAAGGCCTTGAAAAGAAATTAACCGGAAAGACTTTAGAATTATACGAAAAGGCGAAAGCAAAAGTTGATAGACAGATTGAATTATATGGAAAGTAAAATTTTATTCACATTATAAATAGTTAGAAAATGGCAATGATTACCAATTCAAAGCAAATTAAAAACATACCACCTGAAAGGTTGGTACGGCTTTGGGATTTGTTTACCGGGAACGTATCACAGATGACAATAGAACGATACAACAAACTAAGAGGCGCAGGAGCAACAGCAACAGCAGCGTATCACGATTTCAATCAGAGATTTTACAATCTCAATGACTTTCCGGGTCAAAAGATTGAAATGTATCACTTGAAACGCGGTCATTTAATTGAAGAAATGACATTATCGTTATTTTCTGAAATTCAGAAACGCAATCCTGTTATTAATACGCCTGTTTACGAAAATTGGGTTAAGATTTCGGAGGTATTTGAGCCTTATAAAAATTATTTGGCTACACCGGAAGAGGTTAAATCTGTTTCAAGTCCAAAGGTTAATAAATCAATTGACGAAATCGTTGCCGAAAAGGTAGAGGCTGCATTATCCGGAAAGTTGGCAGTAAAAGAAAAACCAATTAAAGAAGTACAGGAAGTTGTTGCACCTTCACCAATGGAAGCACCGAAACCAGGAAGAAGAAAAAAAGTTATTTCAGAACCTAAAAACGCATAATTTATGAGTTGGATTAAAGATTATTTAGAAAAAACAGGACAAGGCGAAGTTGCTAAAATTTGGGAAAGTTCACCGGACAAGAAACCGGATGAATTTGACATTGAAAAGGCTGGCAAAGACTTTGTAGATTCAAGGATTTCAATTTTTAAAAGTTCCGATGAATTTAAGAAGTACGGCAAAGAGCAGCAAATAGTTGCTTTAAAGAACTACAAAAAATCGTTAAATGATACCGTTGGTTTGGGTCTTTCAGGCGAAGAAGCTGCAACGCTTGAACCGGAAGAATTTAACAAACGATTGAAAGAAAAAATTGACCATGACATTGAACTACATAAAAATGGGCGTACTGCTGAAATTCAAGAAAAGTACACTAAAATCGAAAAGGAGTTTAATGATTTCAAGAAGCTGCACGAAACAACAACAACCGACTTAACATCAAAATTAACGGAGGCCGAAAACCGTTATAAGGAAGATGTTGCAAGGCATAAGCGCGAAAGTATTTTTGCCGATGTGTTTACAAAAATGGATTTCGGCAAAGACGAAGCGCACCGAGAAAACAGCAAGATTATTTTAAAGACTGTTTTAAATGAACGTGGAATAAAATACCGTGAAGATGGTACAGTTTACAAAGGTGAGAATGATGTTGTTACTTCGCCTGATGGTGTTACGGTTTTGAAAACTTTGGAAGATGTAATTAAAACAATTGGCTCCGAACGCAAATTGTTTCCACAAGCCAATCCAGCACCAGGCGCAGCCGGGCAAACAGGGGCAATCCCAGCAACAGGAAACCCGGACGTTGATAAATTAATTCAACAAGGACAAGCCAGATTAGATGCACTGACAGGCAAAAAATAAATCTGGGCTTTAGATCGTTTCATGTTTTGTGAAAATAGCTGCATTAATTTGCGGCTATTTTTTTTTAAAAAAAATATTATCGCAATAATACGATTGATAAAATAATTTGTTTTATATTTGCAACATCATTGCGGTTATACTTTTCCGTTACAAATAAAGTATTTTCAAGTTAGCAGAGTCATTTATTTATTTAATCATTTTAAATACAATTATTATGGCTTTAACTGCTGATAGCTCATTAAGTACGTGTTGTAGTACGATTCAAAGACAATTACTTGCGTTAAACGCACCAAACACATATAACGAACTTCGCTCGTATGGTTTAATCAATGCTTTGGAATCTCCGCAAAATTTGGCAGGGGTAGATCAGGGCATTGTACAACAATTACAAGCACTTTGGGGAAAGGGAACAATTAACGATGCTGATGCAACTTGTAAATTCAAAGTATGGGTAGAAAAACCTGTATGTGGAACTGCAACGGATGGCGTTACTTCGTTATGTGGAAACACAAACACAACCGGACCAAGTGAAGATCGCATTCAAATTGACGTTAAAATTGCTAAAGCAAAAAGCGTTCAAGGTAAGATTGAGCCTTCTGATGTTGCTTGCTTGTGTAACGGAACTATCCCGGATGTTTTAAGAAACGAAATGACCAAAGCAGCTAAAAAGATTCTCGCTTCTGTTGAAGCTGATCTGGTTACAACCGTTCAAGCATCAATGGGTGATTATATCAATGGTACTGCTTCATTGACTTCACCACGCACATTAAATTTATTTGCTGCAACTGCAACACGTTTCGAGGCTCAACCGGTTGGTTGGACTCCTTTAATGTTAGAATATGCACAAATGCAAACACAAGGAGGCGTTATCGCTGTTGGTGGAAATGCAATCTTTAATTATGTTACTGCTTTGCAATTGGCTCCTTCTTTAGCCGGTGAATATCGTTTACCTTCTGGAATTACTACTTGGTATGACCCGAATGTGCAAGGACTTGCGGATCAAACTTTCACAAATCCCTTATTGACTTGGGCGCCAGGTGCATTGTGGATTATGAGATACCTGGATAACGTTAACAATGACGTTAACCATATCAATGATGGTAATGTTGATCGTACCGTTGTAGATATTTTTGGACACCTTTTCGACTTGTCAATTAAGCGTGCTGCTGATTGCGATAAATTAATCTGGGTGTTGAATTATCAATATGACTTATGGAATTTGCCACAAACTGTATTTGGAACTTGTCTTGACACCAATCAAAAACAAGCATACGATATAGGTTGTGATGTATTGGATTGTGCCGACTTAAATCCGGCATAAAAAATCAGGAAACTTCCGACTGTTTATATATGCGTTTTGCCGGGGCAGTTCACTAAACATGGACTGCCCTTTTTTTAAAAAACCAATATGTTAAAATTAAAATTCATATTACTATTTTGTTTTGTTTCCTTCTTTGGTTTTAGCCAAACTTATACAAGAGATGGGAAAGGAATAAAATTTATTCAGTTAGAAGGATGTCAAAAAACAAGTAACGGCACTCCATGCGATTCTTGTTTTGTCATTACTTCCGGCCTAAACGGCAAACTTAAACATTGCCTGCATATTTCGCAATTACGAGATTTAATTCTTGGTGGCAATGGCTCGATTGATTCAGTTTATTTAGTAAATAATTCCGATGGTAGTTACACGCTAATAAACGAAAATGATACAAACTACGATTTTGGTTATGACTTTTTGGAATCCGGTGATACTTTATTCTTAACTGATCTTGCAGGGCATAAGGTTGACTATGTTATTTTAAAACCATTTCAAACATTGTCCTGGGATCCGGTTACCGGTGAACTTGGTATCTCTTATGGTAATACGGTAATTATTGACGTTGGTTCGGGTGGTAATGGTATTTATGGGGGTTCTGATACGGTTCCGGGTGGAACATTGGCCTATGTGCCGTTAGATAGTGCGTTTGCAATTGGTGATTTCCCTTCATTCCAAAGCACAAACGCATCAGACAGGGGTGTTTATTGGTTTCCTAATAATGGCGTTAGAATTTATGGAGGCAATAATGGGGATGGTTCTTCAAATACAATAGGCGCAACTCCAAACGGAATAGATTTAAGAAGTCAGCTTGGTTTAAATTCTTCAAGGATTAGGCTTTCGCAAACTTTAGGCGAATATTTTTTTAATAGCAACAAGTTTAATGTAGATAATGATTCAATATACCTTTACGGAGGAAATGAATATCATAATGTTTCAGCACTTGGAATCCAAATAAATGGAGATCGTGGCGCAGATAGCACCGTATTAACTTCAATCGGTGGATATTGTTATTGGTTGCCTGTAAGTGGTGGCGGTGGAGGTGGTGGATTTACCTTAGATTCAGTTTTATTAAAACTTTCAGGAAATGTAATGACTTCAAAAGTTAACACAACGTCTGATACTTCTTTGGTTATTGGCTCACATACAATTAATTTATCAGGAGGCATTTTAACAAGCCAAACGAATGGCGTAAGTGATACAGCCGACATTTCAAGTTTGCTAACAACACAAACTACAAACGTAATTACACAGAATGGCAATCAATTAACTTCAACGGTCAATGGCGTAAGTGATACTACCTTAACTGTTAGATCGGTTACCGGTAGCCTTTCCGGAAACACACAAACGATAAATATAAACGGAGTTACTGACACGGTTTTAGTAATAGGACAAAATACAATTTCTTATTCAGGTAGTATTTTAACTTCAACAATAAACGGAGTAACGGACACGGCTTTAATTGTTGCCGGTGGCATGGTTAATGATGTTGACATTGATTTATCCGGAAATGTTATGACTTCTGACGTGGATGGCGTTAGTGATACATCCGTTGTGATTGGAAATGTAACGGCCACGTTATCCGGTTCAGTTTTAACAATTGCAGTAAATGGCGTAAGTGATACAGCCGACATTTCAAGTTTGCTAACAACACAAACTACAAACGTAATTACACAGAATGGCAATCAATTAACTTCAACGGTCAATGGCGTAAGTGATACTACCTTAACTGTTAGATCGGTTACCGGTAGCCTTTCCGGAAACACACAAACGATAAATATAAACGGAGTTACTGACACGGTTTTAGTAATAGGACAAAATACAATTTCTTATTCAGGTAGTATTTTAACTTCAACAATAAACGGAGTAACGGACACGGCTTTAATTGTTGCCGGTGGCATGGTTAATGATGTTGACATTGATTTATCCGGAAATGTTATGACTTCTGACGTGGATGGCGTTAGTGATACATCCGTTGTGATTGGAAATGTAACGGCCACGTTATCCGGTTCAGTTTTAACAATTGCAGTAAATGGCGTATCTGATACAGCGCAATTATCTTCTTTGGTTTCAACAACGAACGATCTAAGCAGTTCAACGAATACAATGACTTCAACGGTCAATGGGGTATCAGACAATGCAACAATAATAAATTCTTTGACTCACGGAAGCACGGACAATGATATTACCGTTACGGTTAACGGCCTACCAGCATCAACAACAATTATAAATTCAAATAGGCTCGTACTTGGCAACGATTCTTTAAAAACACAAATTAATGGCATTGTTTCAAATGCCGTTCCTTTGGATTCTATTTTATTAAATGGGATTACAAATTCAATCGGGTTGTCAGGCAATACAATTACATCCACAGTAAATACGATTTCTGATACTTGTTTGGCAATTGGAAACAATACTTTGAGTTACGATTCAGGAACAAGTACGATGACATCATCAATAAATGGCGTTACAGATACAGCGTATTTAGGTAATTTCAATGTAATTCAATATGTAGATTCAATTAAGACTAAGATCGATGCAAATTCAGGGTTATTTTCAACTGGCTGGTCATTATATCAGGACAATAAAGCTGCAAACTACATAAGCTGGGATTCATTGGGGTATTTGAATTATAAAAACGGAACATTCTCAACATACGCAGGGTTTCCGCTTGGCGTTATGCCATACAGTACCACAGGCATGAATGCAGCCAAAATAAAAGTAAATGACTCAACGGCTTCTAATACACATTATCTACACGTCAATAATAAATTAACAGGCACGTTAATTGGAGATCACACAATTTTAAATACACATTGGATTGACACCATTACGCAGTCATATAGATCAATGACTGCTGGGGCTGCTTCTTCATTGCAGCGTGGCCTTGTCATGGACACTATGGGAATGATCGGAATCGGTTTAACAACAGCGCAGCCACAATACGAATTAGACGTAACAGGTTCAACAAGATTAAACGGACATATATATGACATTAATAATTCAAACGGAAGCAATGGCGAAGTATTAACCAGGACAACATCAGGAATTGACTGGCAATCTCCAACTGCTTCCGCTCCTTCTGT